TTAGCGGTCAGACTCGTAGGCCGCAACGCCCATCCCTATGGCACGCCACTCATCCTGCGGCATACGCGAATCACAGATGAGCACCTCGACCTCGGCGCCCTCCTTCGGCTCCGCCGGCCGAATAGCTGCATGCCGGAGAATCGTCTCCATGCCCGGCACGTAGCTGCTCTCCGAGCCGTGGAACGACCAGATGCCATGTTTCCCAGCGCTGCCCACCTGGTGGTCGAGTTTCACCGACCAGCCCTTGAATCGAATGACCAGCATGCCCTGCCCTCGTAAGAAAAGGCCGTAGTCTACTCCTAATTCTGACAGGCCTGGTTCGCAGCCAGGAGTTGCGCCTCGTAACCAACCCGCTGCCGCCGCTCGGCCAGCAGCGCGCGGACCTTGCTTTGCAATGAGTCCGCCGCCGTCAGACCAGCGCTCGCCCATGCCGGCATGGCAACCTCTGGCGCGCGGCAAGGCACGGCTACCGGCACCTCCACGCGCACTGTGCGCGGCTCGGGCTCGACGTGCCCCGCGCATCCGGCCAGCGCGAGCGTCAGCCCCAGGCAACACCACTTCATAAGCCAAGCTCCCGATCAATCACAGTCCGCGCGGCGGCACAGTCGTCACCCTCGGAGCGCTCACGCAACAATCGCTGCGCTGCTGCGTAATTGCCTGATGCTTGTTGGCGGGCCTGCTCTACGGTTTTTTCCGCCAGGGTTTGGCGCTGCTCGGCCTGCCTACCTACCAGATATTGCATGAATATGCGCTTGGCACGCGGTTAGTTGTCTGATCGCATCGTCTCCCCTTCCAACGATGGCGAGAAGAGCCGCAGAGTCTCGCGGGTCAAGGTCGGCTCTACCGGCCTCATGATCCACGCTTCCGGCATTGGTGGTGGCGGGCACGTCGGCGGCACTGCAACCACTGACGCGGACTGACAGCCGGCGCTTAGCATCGCGCAGGTCAGTACGAAGCTGGGCATTCTCAGCTTGAGCATTGGTATATTCCTCATATTGGGCGGCAGATTGTTTTTGAATCGCCTTGGCTAAAGCCTGGTGCTGCTCATCGGCGCGTCGCTGAGCGTCAGTAGCAACCTGACTAATGCGTGCAAGTTCGGCTTTGTAGGCGGACTCCTGGCCGGCCATCTGTTCGCCTAGCCTCCAGGACTGCACGACCCATCCGGCAGCAAAGCAGGCCAGCGCAACAAAGAAAGCACGGGCGGAGATCACGACAGCGCTCCGCCAGCCGCAAGATAGTGCGCTGTCAGGTCATCGAGAGAATGTTCGCGCTGGCCGTAACCAGCCCCCGGCAGGCTGGCCCAAATGTTGGAACACTTCTGCACGGCCTCCGCTAAGCGTCCGGCCTGTATATCTGCCAGCGCGCGGCGCTCCCTAATCTGCTGCAACGCCACCAGATCCTGGTTAGCTGGGGTGAATCCTCCTTTCAACGCCAGGCTTTCGCGGTAGGCATCCCAGTACCTCGAGAGAAGCTGATACCTGCCTGCCGCAGTTGAATAAACCTTGTACCGAGGCAGATAGACCTTTAGGCGCGGGTGATCAGCGTATCCATTGAACAGCCCCCCACCGACAACAACGTTGTAGCCGTTGTCGCTCCCCCTGATCGTGCTGGTCCCTTCAGACCACGCAAGCATGTCAAGGAACGCAAGAACGTTCCTCCCTCCAGCGGTTTTCTCGCAAACGACTGCCATCGGCGGTCCCTCTCTCAATAGGTGAATGAAATGAAACGGATCGATATCTCCGGGCTTCGCTATGGGCGTCTTTTGGTGGTCGCCTACGACTCTCCCGGAAAAAATGGAGGATCTGTCTGGCTCTGCCGGTGTGAGTGCGGAGCCGAGGTCAAAGTGAAGTCGTCGAACCTGCGAAGTGGCTCGACACGTTCGTGCGGATGCCTCGCCAGCGAATGGGCTTCAGCGCTTGGCTCAAATAGGGAATTCGTCAGGAAGCGTGCAGCCAAAGTCGCCGCGCACGGACACAGTCGTCGAGGGCTGAAAACCCCGGAGTACAAAACCTGGCTAGGCATGAAGCGCAGGTGCTACGACGAGAAGTACAAGGACTTCCCTAACTGGGGCGGTCGCGGTATCAAGGTCTGCGAACGCTGGAACGAGTCGTTCGAGGCCTTCCTCAAAGATATGGGGCCTCGGCCTGCTGGAAGGTACAGCATCGATCGAATCGACCCAGACGGTGACTACTGTCCCGAAAACTGCCGGTGGGCCACGATCCAGCAGCAAGCGTCCGAGAACCAGCGACGTCTTACCGGAGTCGAGGTTGACGGCACTCAGTTCACCAGCATTGCCCAGGCCTGCGCTCACTTCGGAGTCAACGTTTCTACCGCCCATGAGCGCATCAAAGCCGGAATACCGATCGATATTGCGGTGCGGACCAGTGGGCGGCTCGCCGCTCGGAGGGAAAGGGAGTCTTACCTGCGCAGGGATCGGCGAGGTACTGCGTGACGCGCACCAACAAAAACGCCGGCTCGAGGGCCGGCGTTCGGGTAAATACGCAGCAGTTGCTGCTCAGTGATGGGCATGTAGTTCTCCAATGGTACCCGCGTTAACGCGGGCATGACGTTCAACCCCAACAGCCGGTATCATTCGCGGCTGATCCGCGCATTTGCAGAAGGGAAAGAAATGCTCTACGGAATTCAATACTTGCGCGGCATTGCCGCCCTGATCGTTGTCCTGTTTCATTTCAGATTTGTGCTTGACAACGTCTACGCAGAGAAAGCCCTGGGCTCGAACCTGTTCGGCGGTGGTGCAGTAGGCGTCGACATATTTTTCATGATCAGCGGCTTCATCATCGTCTTCGCTACGAAAAGCAAACGAGCTGCGAATCCGCTCGACTTCGCAACTAGACGAATCTTCCGTATATATCCGCTCCTAATACTTACGATGATCGTAGGCGGAATAACGGTATACGCAAATGTCGACTTTATAACTCTTGCTCGCGCAACAGTCCCTCTCAACCGCGACTACTCAATGGGTGCCCCAACCTTTGGTTTCAACATTCACGGACCAGCCTGGACGCTTACTTACGAACTCTGGTTCTACGCTGTATTCTGCGCCGCCATGTATGTAAGTCATAAATGGCGTACCGCAATCTGTTGCACTGCCCTGGCTCTTCAGATAGTCGTTTTACAGCTCGCGTTCGACGGCGCACTATGGATTACCGCTTCCCGCTCTGTTGATTATGCGGTTGATCAGCCATTTGCATATCTCGCCAGATTCGCATCATCCACAATGTTCTATGAGTTCATCGTAGGAATGATCGCGGCTGAGCTTTTCATTTCACGACACCAGATGAGCAAGGCTGCCGCATCGGCTATTCTACTTTCCGGCATTGGAATTTTCATCGTTTTCTTCACATCTCAGCATGCAGCAGGCTTTGGTCCCCAGGGGTTCGGAATGTGGTCCATTGTCCTGTTCTTGGGAGTTGTCTCATATCAAAAGTCGAACGAAATTAGCCCCAACAGAACGCTATACTTCCTCGGCGAAATATCTTATTCGATGTACCTCTCCCACTACCTGATCGTTGCCATGATCCCGAAATACGCAAACCCTCTATGGGTTGCAACATCTGGTTTCTCCAGATTCTTCATGCTTGTCTTCGTGACAATAGCCGTATCTACGGTGGTCCATTACCTGCTTGAGAAGCCAGCAATACGGCTTGGCAAGAATATAACTGACGCGCTTGCCAAGCCGAAACCTGCAATGGCTTAGTCGTTAATTATCTCGTACTTGTAAACTTCTGTCCCCGCCGCTGCACCTCCATCCGCAGTTTGAATTCTGATCTGTGAGTTGTTGGAGGATGCAGCAGGGTTCCCCCATGGCTTCTTCGATCCTGCATCAAGAGATGCCGCCGCGGCATTCATAGGGATAAGGTTCACGGCAGATGCGGTATTTATCCGTACATCCGGAACGTTCATGGAGGCCGCCGCAGCCATAGTGAACGAGCCACGAAATTTTCCTTTCCAGTAGGTTCCGACCGACGCCGAGTAAGGGGTAGCAACGTTGGTAAATATATTTGCAGCCTTCTCGGTTATGTTCGTAACGGGGGAGGCAGCGCAAGAGATACCTACCGAGAAATTGGTAATTGTGTTTCCGCCCTGCACTGGATTTGTGGTGGCTCCGTCAAACGTAATAGCGTTTCCAGTGATCGCAACAGCTCCAAGTACCCTATTGTCACTCACGTCAGGGGAAGCGCATGCTGTAACGGAGATTCCACGACCAGCATTGACCAAAATTTCATTGCTATTGATGACCAATCCTGCCGTGTACTCTGCTGCAATTGCCGCAACAGAAGTATTCTTGATCTTATTGCCCTTCACATGCATTCGGGTTATTTGTCCACTCCCTACACGCTGAGCCCGAATCCCATGCGTACCTCCCTCACAAGTGAAGTTGTGAACTTCAATATCGAATGCCTGGGTATTGCTGTCGCTATAAGCGAATACTCCATACCGGCTAACTCCGGTTGCAATGCACCCGACCACTTTGACATTGGTGCACGCCCTGAAGTTATAGGCATCAATGACGTTTTTATAGATATTTCCGATACACAGTACATTACGGAGTGAATTCGGCTGCAACGCGCTGACGGACGTCACCCCGTAGTTCACATTCTCTACATAGTTATTGGCGAAAATGAATCCATCGATATCGCCGATAGTTGTCCCTGCATTCTCAAGATCAACCGCTGAATATGTGGAGTCATAGAAGGCATTTCCGATAACTCTGACGTTTATTCCTGATTCAAGCGTAATGCACTGGCGCTCAATATTCCTGAATGTGCACCCAGTGATCATAATGTTCTTGCACTGGAATCCGGACCCAATATCGGGAATTGTTGGCTCAATAATGATTGCATCACCCATGCTGAAGGTGACGGGAGTCGAGCCGATATTGATAATCGTCAGATCTCGAACAATGACATTGTCCGCCACCAGAGCAATTCCATGCTGCCGATGATTTACATCGAAACTGTCTTTGTTCCCGTTGATAGTTCCGGGACCATAGAACCCCAGGTTGTTTAGCTCACCTCGTGCATCAAATATACGAAGCGCATCGACCGAACTCGGGTGAGCAACTATCTCGGCGCCGCCAAAGAACACATGGATGTCAGAAAACATCTGGACGGATGTGACCTGGAACTTGCCTGGCCCAATGAATACCGACACCGGCTTGCCAGTTGCTGCGATGGCTGCTTGTGCAGCGCTGATCAGAGCCTGGAACGCCGGAGTCCAGTTCCAGGTCGCCGGGTCAGGCGACGGCTTGTCAGAGACCAGCTCCGCGAACTCCCAGACCCGAATGGGAATAGAGTCCGCGAGTTGATAAATGGTGTCGATCGACGCGGAAAGCTGTCTCCGTTTCCAGCCGAGCACCGCGTCCCGGTCCTGCCCTGCGAGCTCCTGGCGGAGCGACTGGTCACTGCGGAATACCAGCAGCGGCTCGTCGGCGGACCAGGTGCCGGAGAGCTCGACAGGGAACGATGCCGGCAGCTTGACGCTGTAGAGGTTTCCATCGCGCTCGATAACCTGGCTGGACCGCTCTACGGTTAGCTGGGAGCCATCGACATATACCAGCGGGGGGAGCTCCCATGCAGAGTTGGAGATGAAGCGGTTGTAGTTCTGCTCCATCCCCCAGTATGTCCAGCGAGGCAGCGGCGCGCGCTGTGGCCCTCGATCCATCCAATGCTCTTGCTCCACCGAGTTCATTGCGACATCCATGTTCTCGGCGTTGTTATACAGGACACGAGGATCTTTCGAGCCGAGCGGGAAGGCGCCAGTGTCGTAGGCCATGCTTTTCTCCAAGCATAAAAAAGCCCGCTCTATGGCGGGCTAGGTTTTCGTGTGCGGGTCAGTTGGGGGCGCTGGCGTCGTCGAAGGTGTAGACCCTGGGGTCGTAGTTCACCGCTCGGACGGACGCCGCGGTATTGCCGTTGGGATCGATGGAACTGATCAGGGCCGGGTATGGGTTTCCCAGCAGCAGGTGCGGCGGTTCGATTTCCCAGGAAACATCGGGGACGAAATCGATACTGGGAATGCTCAACCGGTAGTCGTCGATCCGGGTTGCTGGGTAGCCACCGGAAACCGTCCCGTCTGGGCGGCGCAGGTATAGCGCTGGCGAGTTCAGCAGAGACCAGTCGAGCGGCTCGCTGGACTCGATCAGAACCGAGTTTCCCGAGGTCACGAACGATTTCAGGTATGCGCTCTGCGCCAGGCCAGGGCCGGGGACATCGCCGGCGAGAGCCACGTAATCCCAGAACTCGCTGTTCAGCGCATCCAGCCCGGTATCGAACGAATACTCGGTTCTCCGGTATCGCTGTGCCATCCGGCGGCGCATTCCGTATCGCCACGCCCGGTTTCGGTCTGTCACGCCGACGGCCGTGATCTTCTCGACCTTCCTGCCAACATCGCCGGGCAGACGGCACTGGACGGTATCGTCGATCCAGCCGTTGGCATTGACGAACTCCACATCGACGCCGTCGTAGTCGTCTTCAGACGGCGCGCTGATGCTGATCTTCAGCGGACCATCCATGTTCTGCGGCGAGTACATGTGCCCGAACGTTGTCCTGGGCTCGTCTCGTGCCGCAGAGATCACGCCGCGCTTGATCGTCTTCTCCGCATATCCGGCTGCAAGCACGTCATCCATGATCTGCGCGACCGTGACCTTGCCGTCCTCGTAGATCATGTCAAACGTGTCGCCGCGGGCTTTCCAGAGGGCGTCCAGCCGGTCGAGCTCATCGAGGTCGAGATCGGCATCGGTGTACCCACGCTCTTTCGCGATGTAGCAAAGGAACGGGACGATGTCTCGCGTTGCGAGTTCAGTCGTCCATGCTCCGCCCTGGCGGGTTGGCAGCATGCGGGTAGCCTCTACCGAGATGCGGCTCTCGGTCTGCGCGGAAATTCGATCAGACGACCGGTACCGAACCGCGAGCACCGTCACGCCTGCATATGAGGTCGGCGCCTGGAGCTGCGAACGCAGGCCGTACCATTGCAGCGTGTCGCGGAACTCCAATTCGTTTTTCCCGATGGGGTATCGCTGCCGCATGCGGATCTCTGGTCGCATGGCGTACGGGAGATTCAGGCGCGTCGTGAACCCGATTTGGTCGAGTGTGGCTCCGTTATGCTGGTAGTCGAGCGAGGTCCATGCGCCACCGATATCCATGTCGCGGTACTGGACAGTGTAGTAGCCGCTCAGCGGAATCTGGTTGCCCTTGCGGTCGATGAATATCAACCCGTTTGGGCAAAAGATGTCCCACTCGACAACGCTCGTTTTCTCGCCCGCCGGGCACGCAGGGAATGGGCCGCGCCAGCCTCCCTCGGAGTTCGACGTATCAACTGTGATGCGCGACGTACTGGAGTTCAGCGGCGAAAAGCCTGGCCAACTTGGATCGGTAGCCCCCGCAGACGTCAGGCGCTCTACGGTGATCTGTTGGGCGCTGTACGCAGTGATTCGGAACCGGAGCCCACGCAAACCGATTGCAGCGTCGCCGGCCCCTACCTGTAGGGCATTTACGGGGGCGCCGCTGTCGTAGTTCAGCGTCAAGTTGGTGGAGTTCACGGTGTTTACGACGTAGAGCCCCGAGTTGGCGCCGACAACCTGAATCTCAGTTCCGACCGACAGGCCAAGCTGTGCGATATCGCCCGAGATCGTGTCGCGCGCGCTTCCACCACCGTCGACCACTGTGTACGGATACTGCGCCTCTACTCGCAGGATCGTCCCGGCAACCCAGTCAGACGGGAACGAGCCGGCGCCAGACGGGATGATGATGTTGTTCCCCGAGAACGTGAAGGTCGTTGCGGTTGGGTTCGGGGTGAGCGTCGAGGACTCGGTGAGTTCCAGGCCAGCATTACCTGTCGAGCTAGCGCCCACCTCCGGCGCGGAGTGCCACCAGATGGCGGATGGGTGGGAACCAAGACTCTGGCCTGGTTCGAAAATCTGGAAAGAGGCTTCCGCGCCGAGCGCGAGGAACGTGGTATCGCCGATTTTGACCCCGCCCTCCTGGATCTGGAACCGACCACGGCCGATGCACAACAGCATTTCGGTCCACTGCTCGCGCGGTCCAGCAAAATACTTCCTGGGAGGCAGGATGTAGTCGGGGAAGATCAGGCGGCGGCCGGCCACTTCGCGAATTGCGTCGCCGAGCTTGACCTTGTTTCCTCGCGCGCTGGAGTCAGCCAGGGACTCGCCCTGCCCCGGGTTTGTGGGCATGCCGGGCAACTGTGGCATGAGCATCCGAAATGCGGACTGGACGCCTTTGAACAGTGCCGCGGTGATCGTGAACGGATCAGTCCCGCGCGGCAGCTTGTAGATACGAACAATGTCGCCGCGGTCGATGATGCGCTCGGCCCACTCTCCCGGGTGGATGAACTCCTCATGGACCTTTTTCTGCTTGTCGGTGAGGTCATCGCAGAGCGCAACCTCAGCGGGGACAACACCGATAGAGAACGGGTGGACGTCGTGGCAGCGGTACCCAGGCGAATTCGCGGTCAGCCAGGCATGAATCGTCATCCTGCGGCCGATCGGATGCCGCTCCAGCGGTTCTCCGTCAAGGAGCGATGGGTAGATTTCGATCACGGAAGAAAACCACCTTGGAGTATTTGTCGGAGAACTTCTGGAGCGGGGTGAGCGAAACCCCGCTTCCCGGGTTGATTTCGAGAACCCGGAGGCGACCATCCACTTCGACCAGCAGGCCCACATGATCAAGCAGCCGGCCTCTGTAGGCTGCGGCGATTACGCCTGGCCCTGGCTCGCATTGTTCAAGTGCGCGCCGGATCTCCGTATCGCAGGCCCTTTGCATCGAAACCGGGGTGTGCCGCGTGACACCGCCGAAGTCGGTCAGCATCGGCAGCCCGAACAACTCAACCCGCGCGATGAGCGTCAGGCCCCAGCAGTCAAGGCACGGCAGGGCCCGACCGCCCTCGGTATAGATGGCGGTGAGGTATCTGTTCGGCATGGGATCAGGGCCAGTATTTGAGTCCAGGGAACTCGCTGACGTTGTAGATGTGGCGCAGAGCTGCGGTGTTGATGAGGTCGTAGTAGCCGGCCTCCACCTGGACAGTGAGGCTTTCGAAGTCGGCCCCTTTCACGCGCATCCGATAGGGGCGCTCTGCCGGCGCAGTCAGGTCGCTTTCGAGGTAGATTCGCAGGACAAGCGTGACCGGCTCTCCGGCGTCGATGGCCTCGGCAATATACTGCTGAGCAAAGCCAGTCACGTTGTCGATCGCAAAGCCAACGTTCTGGTTCCCGCTGCTGTCGCGCTTCGGGATCGAAACGTCGATAGCGCCAGCGATGAATGTCAGTAGCCGGCCGTCTTCTGTCATGCAGGTCAGGTCTTTGAACCCCTGACAGATGAGGATCGGATCAGGCCTGGAAGGCCGAGTAATCTCGATCGTTGCAATCGGAAGATCCGGCCCATCCGATGCATAGAACCGTTCAAGAGCCGTCGCCATGTCGAGGCCACTCCCTGTTCATCGCGATGTCGAAGATGTCAGCGAGGAGGATGTACTCGGGCAGAATCTCGGCCCAGCCTGGCTCGATGATGGGGCGCTCACGCAGTTCCAGCGTGGCGGTGAAATCCCAGAGCGAGATACTGCCGCTGACCAGCTTTGGACCATCATAGATGTCAGTGAATCTGGCGGCATACGCACGCAAACCATCAGGAGTCTCAGGCGTCTTTAGCGGGCATTCGAACCAGTGGTAACCATCCACTAGAACATCACGAAACCATGCCTCAAACAGCATTGCCTCGCTGTCGCTGAGCCTCCACCTGACGCTTGCCATAGTTGGAGTAGCGGTGAAGTGACGCCTCTGCCTCGCCCTCCCCGTCTGCATCTCCGTGCGGATTAGAGGGCTAACAGGGGTAAGCCCATAGCCCTCCCGCTGAGGCGGGCAGATATTTGGGTACTGCTTCATGTCCCGCTCCTTCGAATTCCGAATGCCTGGGCAATCGCTCTGGATGCCGGGCCGTCGCCATTGATGTCAGCCACGAACACTTCCAGGAACTCTTGTCGCCCATCTCTCCGGCGCTCCACCTGGCCTGCACGGGCTTTGTTCTCCACGATGTTGACGGTGGTATTCCCGCTCTGTCCCTGGTTTGACCGAACGTCATCAAGCGTCCTGTCGAGCTTTGCGCTCGTCTCTGCCGTCGTTACCCGCTCCCCTTTTTTGAGGTTCCAAGTACCATCCTCAGGGATGGACATGATGCCGTCATGGGCCTGACCAGAGAGGTTGACGTTCTTCACGGCTGCCACCTGGGCAAGCTGAGCCGTAACCGCCGCGGCAGCGGCCGCAATACCAAGCGCAGGCCCAATGACAGGGATTCCCGCCATAGCTGCATAGGCGTCAGATGCGGTCTTTGGCGCATTCAGCAGTGTTTTCGCAATCGCGTAGGATTTCTCGGCGACAAACGCCGCCTTGTAGAGCCCCGACTGCTCTCCGAAGAAAGTCCTGGCCAAGCCGCTCAGGTTTCCGAAGAACTGCTCATTGGCGCTCATCGTCACTTGCTGACGGGAACGCTCAATGGCGGCCAAGGCATCTTCGTGCTCTTGCTTTAGCTTCAATTCCTGCTCATCCCATTGAGCAGTCAATTCAGCTTTTGCCTCTCGACTGGCATTCAGAAGATCGAGTTGGGTTTGATACCACTTCTCAAGTTCTTCCTCTGCCTTGTCGATCTTGTCGAGTTCACCTTGAGGCCCAGCGACTACAGCGTCTGCGCCACCGAAAGAAGGCGGAGCAGAGAACGAGTCAGACACGATCCGCGAAGCGACACGATTTCTTTCCTCATCGCTCAGGCCCTGCATTGCGTCAAGAACAGCAAGGCGCTCTTTCGTTGTATCGAGCAGGCGCTCTTCGTCAGTCCTGAGGTCTTGGACCAGCTTCCTGTAATCTTCCTGGGCCTTCTGTTGTTGCTTGAAGGACTCGACAGTCTCAATGGCTGCTTTTGCCTGCGCTAACTGAGAGGCAGTTGCTCCGTCCAATTGAAGTCTGTAAAGCTTCTGCTCGTTGGCGGTCATGCCAACAGTGGCAGCCTCCAGTTGCAGGGATGAAATAAGACTGGCGACCGCCTGCTGCTGACGCTTTGCGGCAGCTTCGGCCTCTTTCCCGGGAGCCTCGAATGTCCCGGTCTTGTTCTTTTTCCTAAGCTCATCAAGGAGCTTGGCGAGTTCTTTCACTCGGCCATTAACGTCGCCAGTGCCGGCGTTACCAATGAACTCCAGAACTTCGACGATCTTCTTGCCAGAGCCAACCATGTCTTCGGCAAAAACCGAAGTGCTAGCTTTCACTCCGTCGAGATTCTGGACGAACCTTTTTGCCCATCCAGCTGGTCCCGAAGCAATCTCAAGCCAGGTAATCCCCTCAAATGCAGAAGAGGCGACTGCCGCGGCACCAGCAATCGATTTCCCTACAAGCTGGAAGGCTCCAACAGTGGCTACCGCCGCTCCGGCAACGAGCTTCAGCGTGGTGACAAGAAACTCCCCAACGGCGACCATCGATGTCCCATCCTTTGAAACATCGAGTAGCTTCGTGGCGAAGTCGCTCAGCACGGGAATCAGCGCAGACGTAAGTTGGTTCTTGAGTCCCGTGGTGCTCTGTTCTACAAGCCAAGTGGCCGCCTGAAGCTCGCTAGCCGACTTAATCGTCTTCTCGTCGAGAATCGCACCAGCGGCCTGGGCGGCGTCACCAAAGGTCTTGAACCCCTCGGCGTTATTTCGAAGCAGCGGGAGCAGCGCAGTAGCATCGCTCGCAATGGCTTCAAGATAGAAGGTCATGTCCGACTGGCTGACCTTGGCCTTTTCCAGGCTTGAGACGTACAAGCCAAGTGCCTGGGGACCGCTCAGGTTCCGGAACTGGTCTGCGGTCACGCCAACTTTAGGCGCTACGTTCTCAAAGAAGTCAGCAAGCGCTCCGCCGCCGGTATTGAGGAAGTCGCCTACCTTGTCGTTCACATCCTTGAAGATGTCAGCAAGCTTCTCTTGCTCAATGCCAACCAGCTTTGCGCCGGCCGCATATTTCTGAAACTCGGTCGTGCTCGCATTAGCAACGCTAGCAAGGTTTGCGATTTCATTGGCATTGCGGACGGTGGAGACAGTTAGAGCGGCAAGCGCGGTAATACCTGCCGCAGTGGCAGCGCCAATTGCAGCCCCCACCTTTGCCGCATTTTTCTCGACCTCTTTGCGCCACTTTTCCGAGCGGCGCTCGGCGGCATCCATGCCGGCCACGAAGCCACCAACCTTGGCGATGAGATCGAGAGTAAGCGTCCCTAGGCTGCGTGATGCCATTACGGGCTCCAATGAAAAAGCCCGGAATGATCCGGGCAGAACGAAGGACTAGGCCCAGGTCTCAAGGGCCTGATCTAGGCTGATTACGGGCTCTTCTTCATGCGGCATGAAGTCGTACAGCTTGTACGCCTCCTTGCTGTGCGTATTGGCGTAGAGCGCGGCGAGCAATGCCGATCCACGCTCTACCCTCATGCCGATATGGAGACTCCCGCGCTTGCTGCGGAACTTGCACCAGCTCAGGAACTCCCGATAGCTGAGGCGGGACTTAGCTTCTGCGATGGTTCTGCCGCCAATCCCGCACATCACCAGCTCATGCCACACCTCATCTAGTTCGCTGAGCTGGTCGTCTTTCCCAGGTTGTTCACCTCGGCGATAACGGTGAGCAAGGCGATGGTCAAGTTTCCATCCAAAGCGCCGCGACCGGGGTCGGCCTCGCCGGTGATATCTGCCGGCGTGAACACCGGCTTACCCTCTTCATCCACGATTGACGCAGCGATCCGACCCGCTACGCCATCCACCTTGCCATTCATGGCCAGAAGGTCAGAAACAGCAGTGCTGTACGACAAGGGCCGGACGTACACGGTTGCAGTCAATTCCTTATCGCCCTGCTTCCAGGTGATCTCTTTTTCGATGGGGGCGCCAGTGAAGGCGCCAGCTTCTTTAAGGGAATCAATCGACAGATGCATGGCCACTCCTTAAGCGGTTTTGAGAACCCAGGCGGAACCGCCGGAGCGCTGAATGGTTGCGGTAGAGGTCACTACAGCGTTGGCTGCGAAGTCGAACGGGAAGTCGCTCACATAGCCGCGGAAGACGAACCAAGTGCGCGTCGGTGGCAGAACGAAATCCCAGTCGCCGTTGCTGTCCTGAGCCTCGGTGGGTGCAATGCCGATTCCGTCAGACCAGCCAACCGCAAAAGCGATGTCCTGGTCGATCTGGTCGTCAGACTCGGACAGTTGGTAGAGGCGGATATGGGAACTGTTGCGCGGGTCAGCGTTGAGGGTCAGTGAAGCCTGTCCCGGCGTGCGTAGTCCGCGCAGGTAGCGCCGAACAGTTTCGCTAAGGCATGTGGTTTCGATCTGGTCGGCGGGGTTGCCGCCGGGGTTGAACGCGGTTGCGCACTCGACCTCGATTACTTCGTAATCACCAGTCGGGCTGCCGCTAGAATCTCTGGACGGAACCAGGGCATAGATCTGGGTTCCTTGGGCCAAAATTGCCATTGTGTTTCTCCTGTGGCGGGTTTCTTGAAGCACAAAAAAACCCGCACATGGCGGGTTGGTCGGTATTGGTTGGTCTATCGCTGGACTATCCAGTCGACGTCAAAGCTGACTCGATAGGTCTTGGTATCAGGGTCAACAGATTCCCCTCCCCAGCGGACTACATAGGCTGAAAGCTCAATCGCATCCCTGATGGCCTTGGCGGCATCTCGAGCCTCCGCAGCAGTGGCCGAAAAAATATCCACTTGGATGGTGAACCCATCGGCGTCAGGACGGCCCCATAGGTAGTTCTCGGGCGATCCCGATATGGTCTGCCATGTTGCATACGGTTTGACGACGAGCTGGGGGGCCAGGCCAAACTGATACATCCTCAGCGGGGACGCGCCAAGGATCGCGGTAACAGCAGGGTTGCTCGAGCAGACCTTGTAGATTGGCGGGTACATCACCCCTCCAGAATTTTGTCTATTTGCTTTTCTAGCTCGATGGCAAACGCATTCGTCGCTTCCTGAACGGTGGTCTCAAGTGCTGGTCGCATGAACGGCTTCGCCCGAGTTCTTTCTGTGCCAAACTCAACCAGCCGCCAGTACCAAGTATCACCCCCGGGGTTGTTCCTACCCTCCCCGCTGAGTTCTCCGTATTCGCTCATATCCCGAGCGCCGCCGCGGACTCCTATTCGATAGCCAAGGTCGCCCGTCTGGCGATTCATCCTGGTCATCCACTGCATCGCAATGTTCTTAGCGATCATCTCGCGAGTGGTTCTATCGTCAATCCCTCTCGCATTCTGACGCGCCTGAGCACGAACTATTGAGGCTGCTCTTGCCAGTGCACGACGACCGCCTTTCTTCTTCACCATCGGCGACATCTGGTTCAGCTTCTCGATGACCTCATCCATCCCGGTCATGCTGAATTCGACGGTATCAGCCATGGAATCTCCGGAACGCAAAGCTAGTGATCCCTTCTCGGCCGAGATCGGATTCCACCTCGTTCATTTCCACCAGTTCGAAGCCCTGCCGCTCGCACCAGGCAACCAGGCCAGGGAGACTCCAATACCAGCAATGCTCTCCCGGCTTGTAGTGCTTGGAGGACAGGCAGTCAGCCTGATCCTTATAAATCGGCATCGACACGAACAGCCACTCGCCAACATGGTCGAGCAGCTTCTCCGGCTCGGGAATGTGCTCCAGGCTGTCCCAGCAGGTCACGGCCTCTGCGTGGTGCTGGTACGGGTCGTAGTAGCGCTCCTGCGCCCTCAGCCAAGCCACCGCTTCCTGATTCACGTCAAAGCCCATCGCGCCGGACTCTGTGACGAAACGGCCTCCTCCGATACCGATGTCTACCACCTGGCCGGCAAAGTGACGGCGCACCAGATCAAGACGGGCCTGGGTCAGCGCAGCGCCCATCGGGGTAGCGTCAAGCAGCTGGTACTTCTCGAAATACGGTCCCGTGTAGTCCATCGGAGGGCGCGGGTGGAAGCCCATGCCAAGCTCTTTAGACCAGAGCAGGCAGTCGGTCAGCCCAGGCGGCAAAGCGTGCGTCATGATCGGCGATCCTTTTGTCACAAGTGTGCTGTTTCAGGGTGCAGCGGCAGAACCTGTCGGGAACCGCGAAGGTGATGCGGGACAGGTCCATGCATTTGTCGGTGATGTGTTCCGGCGAGTTGTAGCCGCCCTGCCCGCCACAGATAATCCAGGCCGGAACCTTGGCGGCAATGCTGGCTGGAACGATCCAGCCGATGCCGCCAATCACGGCATCTGCGTGCTGGAGCAGCGCCAGCAGTTGTTCAACCGGCAGTTCGCCCTTGTGGAACTGGATGTCTGCCGGCGGAAGTGGATCGAGCGCCCACTCCTTTCCCGGCTCCAGGTCCGCCACGGAAACCACTTTCCAGCCCCTGCGGCGCATCTCTTCGGCAGCGCTGGCGATGTACTCAGGCAGTGGGTTGCGCGTGTCTGCACGCCACTCAGCGCGAACCGTGGCTGGGCGAACCAGCACATAGCGGCCATTGACCGGCGACGGGCCGAAGTCAGGCAAATCGAACGCACCGGGCTCGCACCGGAAAGCTTGTCGCAAGCCCTGGATGATCGGCATCTGGCCGTAGGCGATGCGCATTTGTCCGCCGCCGACAGGGCGGTGCCAGTCGTGCTCGCGCTGGATGTTCTTGGCCTGGGTTCTCAACTGCGTCGCCGGGCGAACGCACTTCACGTCGAGGTCGAGGTAAAGCTCTGGCCAGGGTGTTTCGAGGAATGCGCCGGGGTACTTCCTCAGGAATGCCCTGGAATAGATCGAGTCGCCGAGGCCGAGCATTCCACGGATCAGCATGGATCAGTCAGCCAGTCTGCTACGCAGCTCGTAGCCCATCAGTGGCCAGATTTTGGTAACGGCGTTCTGGCGCGCGATCTTGCGGCCAATCTCGGCGTCGAAGTTTTCCGGGCTCGCGCAGGCCGACTCGCCGGTGACGGTGAAACCGTTGCGCAGCACCAGGACGCAGAAGGTCAGCAATCCCAGCTCGGCGTGGTATCCCGTCAAACGCGTCAGCTCATCCTGCTGGTTGAAAGCGGTCTTCACCCCATCCTCGGCAGTGAAGAAGTATTCACCCACGATGTTCGCCTCAACGTCAGCAGGCGTGATGCGGGGAGCGGTCAGGCCCTTGGCCTGGATTTCTTGCTCGATTGCTTGGTCGGTCATTTCATGATCTCCAGAAACGACGAAGCCCGCACTTGGCGGGCTTTCGTTCGTCAGGGCGGGGTTAGGCGGCTTCTAGCCCGAGCACCATCTGCAGGCGGTCGCGCATTTCGTCCACGCGATGTTCCAACATAGGTTTTTTGAACTTCCAATCCGCAAGCCCTTTACCGTGAAGGCTGGCCAATTGGCGCCCATCCTCAAGCTGCTTGCACGCCCGGTCGAACGCCTGTTTCTCGGTCAGCTCACCGCGCAGCAGTGCGTCAATGTGTAAGGTCTGCCCAGACAGCAAAGTCGGGCGATATCCAGCGAGCGAATGCCACGGCCAGCTTTGGGTGAAGCCAGGTGCCACCGCCGCGCCCACGTTGGCCGCGAATCAAATCCCTCGAATCCGAGGTATTTAGATGGCGAGCAAGCGCCTCGATGTAGGCTTCGGTTTCCTTGTTGCGCAGCCAGTTGTCCAGTCGCATGCCGTGAGCTGCTGCGATGTCGGTTGCGTTAATCCATCCATCGCTATTGAAACGCACCGGTTTGCCTTGGTAGTGAAATGGAATGACGTTGCTGCTCATATCGTTACCTCGCTCATCAGGCGAATAGAAACGCAGCGGGGCGGACGGATGAGCGACATCCGCCGTTCGGCTGTACGGGCCTAGCTGCGTGTTAGGTGCCCTTGTGGGCCAAATAGTTACCGACCGTCCGTCAATCCATCAGAACAGCGCAGTCTCCATTCACGGCGAGCGGTGACATCGGTCTCTGCGCTGGTGATGTTGTAGACTCGGCCATCCCAGAGGACCCGCCAGGTGTACAGTTCCAAGCGTTCTACGGGGAACCACCGACAATTGATCCTGGCAGTGGTCTCCGCCTGCGTAGCGTCGGCAGCGATCAACTCGCGACCCGGCCCAGTCAGAACCTCTGCGGGCAGGTCAGCGTGACCGGAGAACAGAACCGTCTCCCAGGTCGTTGTCTCTTCTCCCGTGTCAGGGTCTTGTGTGTGGACCTGCCGCTGAAACTGAATGCGGTGGCGCATACGGTAGGCCAGCATTCAAACCCCCAGGCCGCATCGATACGGCATCAGCTTCACCTCGGCCGCCTTGCGCAGCGTTGCGATTTCATCGGGAGCAGCCTGATAGCTGGCCTGAAGCAAAAGAAGCACTCCGATGACCACGCTAGGCGGAATGCCTGGTTCGCTGCTGACTACCTCACTGCTCTCCTCGCATTTGCAAAGGCCATCAAGAGACTGGCGCCACATGAATTGGCAGGCCTCATCTTCCGCCCCGTCCAGCAGCAATTGGAGCTTGGCGTCATCCCAGTCGTGGATCACATCAAGGAAGGACTTTGCTGTATCAAGCGGGATCATGCTCATTCAGCACTTCCTCCAGCGGGCGTCGAGCGAAGCAGGTCAGCGCTGTTTCGCGAGTGCAATTGATGATCTCGATTGTCGGGTTGTTGCGCTTCAGGCGCTCGAACTCGGACGGCCACTCCGCGATCTTGCCGGCGCTCCCGAGCCCTTTCGGGTGGTCGCCGTGCCAGTGCGATTGCCCATTGGTTTTCTGCATGTCATAGCCCAGCAGGATGATGCGTTTAGCACCCCTGGCGATGGCCAAGGAAACTGCGCCACCGCCTGAGTTCCTGTAGTGCTCGATGCGCTCCGTCTTGATTCCGAAGGGATTGGCGCTGAGTGTCAGAAGCTCGCCACAGAAGTTTGCTTTAGCCTCCGCGGCGTATCTCTCCCACCAGACCTTATCCATTGCCCACAGCGCATCAGCCCAGGGGGTCAGTCGGAACGTTGTGTTCGTGCAGATGGCCGCCCTCTGCGGCGAGGAGTTTCGCCACTCTCGGACTCGTTCGCAGTCTTCTGCTGTGAGGCTGGGGCCACTTGCGAGGCAGACAGCGACTCGCCAGCCACAGGCTTTGGGATCTCTGATTCCACAATCTGGCACAGGCCTCGGGCCACCAATTGGCGCGCCAGGTGCTCGGATGCAAGGTATGCATCACCGCCAGCCTTTCTCACGCGACCGCCGTCCAGGTATGAGCGAATTGGCTTGATCATTACGTCAGGCATACTCACCTCAAAGAAAGAAGGGCCGGTCTCCCGGCCCCTTCCAGTTAGCTGGCGGTCAGCGAACCAGTCACGAAAGCCTCGGGGCGATAGACCGCGAAGGCCAGCCGCTCCTCAGCGCGGATAGTGACCATGTTGTTCTCGAAGTCCTTGTCGTTCTCGGTGGAAACCAAAACCTCGATGTCCATGCGGTCGAAGATCTGGGCGCCGAGAGAGAATGCCCCGGTCAAGAACTCGTCCTGAGTGATGGCCTGGGTTTCCACCACCGGCAGACGCCAGAGGGTCGGAGTGGTGCCGTTCTGCGGGCTGCCGATGATGTAGCGGTTCTCGGCGTCCTTGGTCAGCTCAATCAGCGCCCAGTCGATGGGGTTGAGCACGATACCGCTGGCCGGGAACTCGGCCAGTTGCGCCTGAAGGATCGCCAGGCGGATGCGGTCGATCCGCTGTTCGGCGGTCACCACTACGCCGCTCGGCGGAGCATAGGCCTGTGCCTGCGGAATGATGCCGTGCAGATTGGCACCGGTTCCGTTTCCGTAGAGCAGTTGGCCTTCTTCGACCAACATCAGGCCGTAACGAGCGCGCGCATCGATGTAGCTCTGCAAGGCTGATGCGTCGTCCAGGATCTGGCGACTTGCCTTGAACAGGTGGGCGATGGTGCGAACCGGCGCGTTTTCCAGCTCGAAGGTCAGGTCCGAGTACGGCTTCTGGGTGCCTTCCGAAACAGGAGCGGCATTGTTGACAAAGCCAGTCTCACGAACGTACTCGACGGAGTTCGATTCAGTGGTGCCCGGCGCAACCAGGTCGCGGATGGTCAGTCGACGCTGCGGAGCGGCAACGACACCGGGGCGACGATCAGGAGCAACCAGGGCACCGCCAGAGCTGTCGATGGAGGTGATGGCCGAGCGCGGCATGGATACGCGATGCGAACCGCGCAGGGAGCTGGTTACACCCTGCTCTTTCAGGCTCTCTGCGACCATTTGGCCTGCGGTCTTCGGTGCTTCCTCGCCGCCGTCACGCTTCTCGTTGGCCAACATGGCTTGTTCCGCGGCGCTCAGTCGCGCCTGAAGCTCGCCCTGGTTGGTCAGCAGTTCGTCGACCTTGGCGCGGGTTTCCTTGTTCATCTCGCCGAAGTTGGCGATTTGGGTGTTGACCTGTTCGGCCTGGGCCTTGATCTGATCGCCGACCTGCTTGAGGCTGGTGTTCAGTTCGCCGATTTGTTTCTCGAAGTCGCTCATTGCGATTCTCCTTGGAGGAATTTAGTGATGTCTTGTGCTGCCCGTAGTGCAGCGGAGAGGTCAGGAGCGACAGCGCCAGGCATATCGGTCGGGGTGTCACCACCCCCGCCAGCAGCGCCAAGCATGCTGGTCTTGAAGTCGTTGATGAGTTCATTGCGCTGACTTCGCGGCATGCCGCTGCGAGCCAGAGCGGCATCCATCCGGCGCTTGGCCAAGATGGCTTCACTGCGGTTGCTCGGCGCACTGGAGATCTCGTCGGATTCCAGGAAGGCATCAGCCCACCCCTTGTCGACGGCTTCGCGCCCGCCGATCCAGGTCTCGGCGTCCATCTGCTTCACGATGTCGTCGATGTCGATGCCGGTGCGCTGCGCGTAAATGTCAGCCAGCGTCATGTCGAATGGCTCCAGCCAGTCGGCGATCTCGCGCAAGTCGTTCCGATTGCCCATGGCGATCAGCCAGGCGTTGTGGATCATCAGGAAGGCGGCGCGGCCAATGCGGATTTCATCCCCTGCCATGGCGATAAAGGAGGCGGCAGAAGCAGCCAATCCGATGATGTTCACCGTGACCTTGCCCTTGTGCTCGCGCAGCAGGTTGTAGATGGCCAGCCCCTCGAACACGTCGCCACCCGGACTATTGATATTCACGGTCACATCGACATCGCCGCCGATGGCGCGCAGCGCACCGGCAATGCGTTTCGCGGTTACGCCCTCGCCGGTCCACCAGTCGTAGCCAATCGGCTCGTAGATGGTGATCGTGGAGTCCGGGTTATCGCCAGAAGCTGCTCGAAGCTCAGGACGCCATGCATCTAGCGCTTTGGGCGCCAGGTCGCACTGGACGCCCGAGCGCGGGCGAGCCTCCGGCGCTGCCGGAAGATTTCGCAGAGTCATGGGTTACTCCTGTGTTTCTTCGAAGTCGGGCCCAGGAACTTTCAGTCCTGCACCATGCTGATTTACGAGTTGTCGCGCTTCGTCGGCGGTGATCATCTTCCCAACGCCGAGGTAGGCCTTTTGAACCGCCTCTACGGCGGAGAGCTTTCTTTCGCTGCCCCCCCCAGTTGATCTAGGGGAACCAGGTTGGACTGGACGGTGAGAATGTCTCCGCCGGGGAGTTCTGGTAGGTTCTCTTTCCGGCGACCTTCGTTGCGGGTCATGAAACCGTTTTGCGCCATGGTGCTGTACCAGGCAGCGCGACCAGCGCTATCAGCCTTCAGGAACCCCTCAAGTGAGAACTCGGCGTAATAGCGAATCCGCTCGGGCGCAGTTAGCAGCCGCTTGTTGACGCACTGCTGAATCTGATTGGTGATCGAGCTGATCGAGAATGTCAGGAACGCGAGCATCTGCTGTTCAAGCCCTGTCCCCCAGTTGCTCCCCTTGTCGGTCTGGCCAATCATCCAGGGCGGCACCCCGAACCATCTGCAAATCTCGATCACGCCATGCTCTCGCGTCTCCAGCAACTGAGCATCGACCGGATTGATGCCGATGGTTTCAGGTGTAATCCCCTGTTCCAGAACCGGGGATCTTCCGGAGTTCATCGCGCCCGATACGGACTTCACATACTCCCTGAACTCCTCCCGCTGCGCAGGCTGGAGAATGCGGTCAACCTTGAAGGCGACCGTGGGTAGAAGTCCGTTTTTGAATGTGCCGTTGGCTGCATCCTCCGCCGACATGACCGAACCGAAGACATCAACGCCGTACCGGATTGCAGAAAGACCAATTCGACCATCCAGCGTGAACGCCGGGATGTGCAGCATGTTTGTGCGCTCGATTTCTCTACGAGCACCCTTCCTTGGCGTATAGAAGTACTTCAGCCGACCGTTGTCATCACACTCCAGGTCTACCCGCGCAGGAAGCAGGAAGTCCAGTGCAGCCGGCCTGCCCGCAGCGCGGCGAATCTCCGCGTATGCGTTCCCCCAAAGCAGCATCGATGCGACCATGGCCTGCCAGAACTGGAAGGCCGTCATGTCGTCGTTGGGGCTGTTGTGAACAACATCGTAGAGCGGGAACGACCGAGCATCGACTCTGCTTCCGTCCGCTTTCCGCTCGTACACTCCAAGCGGAAGACCGGCGACAGAAGTAGAGATCAAGCGAACGCAAGCCCATACCGCAGACAGCTTCATTGCCTTGTCGACAGTGACCTTTTTCCCGCTAGACGACTCTCGCCCCAGGAACTGCGACCAGAACGCGCCATCTGTCAGGCGGATGGTCTTATCCCCCCAACCGAACAATGAAGACCTGGGCGCAGACGTAGCACTGCTCAGGACTTTTCCGAGACTCTTACTCACTGGTCAGCCCCTTGCGAATGAACGCCGCTATGGCGAACGCCGACGCCGCACCGGAAATGAGCGCCCAGCCGAGCCCCAGCAGCACGAAGGTTCCGGCTACGAAAAGAGCCAGACCAAGGACGCCAAAGAAGAGGTAGAGGCCAGTAGCGATGTTCATGCGATGATCGGGTTCCGTATGGCGTTCATGAAGTCGTCGCCGTCATCAACGCCGGCAACCAGGGCGCGCCCCATAGCCATGATCAAGGTCACTGGACCGTCGATCTTGCAGTTGGGGTCGTTGTCGTTTTCCTTGCGCGGGTAGATGTTTTCCTTGGCATCGATCTTTGCCGCCACATTTCCCATCATCCAGGTCATGACTGGGTTTCCGTCATGCCAGAGCGTCCGCGCTATCACCCTCGCCTCCACCTCCTTCATCGGGTCGCTCATGTTCTTCACCGTCTGGTTGAAGTCCACGACCGGGATTGAGGTGTTCGAGAGGCGTGTAATCAGGTAGTTGGCCTGCCAGTCGTCGAAGGCGGCATCCTGCAGGTCGATCTGTTTTGCTAGGTCAAGGATGTCTGCCTCGATAAAGGCGTAGTCCGTCATGCTCCCGGGCGTCAGGATCAGGTGACCTTCAAGTGCGAAGTTCTGATACTTCTCGTTTTCCTCGGCAGCAGCTTCGGGGGCATAGAACCGCGGGATGCAGTAGAACTGACCAGCTTTCTCGAACAGCATTACCAGGGCGGCCACGTCTTTCTTGCTCGCCAAATCGAGCGCCATCCAGCAGCGACATCCGGCCATGTCCGCAACCGTTAATTCACGCTTCTGCCGCTGCCAGGCCAGCATGTTCATCCAGACCGTCCTAGCTCCCACCCACTGGTTCAGATGCTTGGTGCGGAAGGCGTTCTGCTTCGACGCCGAACGCTTGGCCTGCTGGAGCTGGGCCAGGAGGAAGTCAGGGAATACCGACACTCCGTAATTCGGATTGGCCTTGATCAGGCTGGCCGGGTCATCCCACGGGTCATCCTCGTCGATCGTGTAGATGATCCCGAAAATCGTCTCATCGATCGTCTGACCCTCGAGAATGCGGATCACGTCCCTGCGCTTCTCGTAACATGGGCCGCCGAGATTCGACCCCGACGTCGTAATGATCGACAGCAATGGCTGCTCCCGCGCACCCATGCCTGTCTGCATGGTATCCACCAAGGCGTCTGTGTCGTGTTCGTGGTACTCGTCCACCAGAGCCGCATGGGGGCTGGCGCCATCCCCGGGGTTTCCGATCACCGTCTCGAACTTCGACATGTCCTCCATGACGAACATGGGGCCAGGGTTCTTCTGGTTTCCAGAAAGCTCGATGCCGAACCGGTTGCGCAGATTCTCCAGCTTGTGCGCCATCATCCAGGCCGGGCGAAATACCTCGAACGCCTGCTTCTCGGTGGTGGCGCCGGAATAGACCTCGGCTCCCGATTCGCCATCTGCGGCGAACAAGTAAATACCTCGTGCAGCAAGGCGGGCCGACTTCCCGTTCTTCCTGGGAATCTCTTCGTAGGCCTCGCGGAACCTGCGCTTGCCGGTGTCCTTCTTCACCCAGCCGAAGATGTTGGCCTCGATGAATACCTGCCAAGGCTCGAACACTAGCTTCGACTTCGAAGCACTCCATTTGCCTTTGGTGTGAGGCATGAGCTGCATGAACTTGACAGCACGATCTGCCCTGGCCTCATCGAAAACGTATGGCCAATCGTCATCGCCCTGGCGGTCCAAGTTATTCAGGAAGCGCTGGCATGCAAGCTTCACATACCGGCACGCAACGATAGCCCCACCCACGACATCGCTAGCGTACTGTCGCGCAATGTCGCTGGGGGTCATCTCAGAAATCCTCGAACTCGTCCTTCTCCTTCGGCTTTTCCAGGCCGAACTTCTGGCGGTCGGACGGCGTTAGTCCAAGCCGGGCCAGGTTTCCGATCAGATGGGTGTACTTGCCAACCGCGAACTCTGTCGGATCGGCGCGGTATTCAGCGAGCAGGTTCGCGGTGACCTCCAGGATGATCCGGTCCGATCCCGTCAGAACGCCCTTGATCGACTGAGCGCACAACTCTTTCCATGCAAGACGAGCGGGGCCTTGCAGATGGATGGGCGCTTCGCCGACCTCCCCCTCTCCCTTTGCCGACTCCTGCCGGTAGCGCTGGGGGTTTTTCTTATCGGCGCCTTTGAACTTGGCGACGACATCTGGCTGTTTGTGTCGTGCCATCTTGAAACCTAAATTCTGTGGAAATGGAAAGTGACTTGGGGGCGCGGTGTCCTAGCGAAAGGTTCTAAGGTTTTGACCCGCCCCACCCCTATAAATGAGACTTTTTCTCATTTAACTAGATTTTTCTGTCAAGCCGCACGAGTCCAGTGAAAACCACTGCCATTATTCGTGAATATCTCGAATCGTCGTGTCCGCTCGCTGATGGAACCCGACTATTTCCTAGATGCCGCCGACTCCCTTGCCGTCTTCCTCGCATGGCAGGGGTATCCAGCAATAGCCATCAGGTTCGAGTCATCATCAGCGCCGCCTTGGCTCAGCGGGATGATGTGGTCCACCTCTGTGGCGATCCTCTTCACTCCCTTGCACTCTGCACACTGGCACATGTAGCCATCCCGCTTGAGGATGCGCTCACGCTTGCGGCGCCACGGCCTGCCACCACGCCCATTCCCCCATGCTTTGCCCTCTACCTCGTGCTTGGTCACTCCCTTGGCCTTTGGCTTGGTGTGACGCTGAGGGAGGTCAGGCATCAGATCGGCTCTCCACTCAGGTAGCTGGTGGGCGCGGCTTCAGGATCATCACCATCCTCGGCGAGAGCCTGGATCAGCAGGTGCAACAGTTGGTTGGTCTTGCGCTGCTCACCGAGCAGGTCTCCGAGCAGTGGGCGGATATCGCTATGGATGCCGACCTGAAAACCGCCACTCAGGACTAAAGGCTTGCAACCAAGGCTCTCCGCTATCGGCTGGAGACGCTCACTCAACTGTTCGGCCTTCTCCTGCGACAGAGCCAAGTCGGTGCTGAGTACCAACAGAGACTTCTGGCTATCGCTCATCATCAACTCCAGCTTGCTTCGGCTTGACGGCAATAGCAGACGCCGCCCGCTCTACGGCAACCCGCGCCCACTTCTTCGCCCATTCGCGCGTCTTGTTGCAGAGGGTGCATTTGGCCATCAGATTTGTCCTTTCCCGCGTGGGCTGGCGACGAGTCGATGCTGGTATTTCGACTCCACCGCTTCCCCGCAAAGCCTCACGCGCTCATTGTCGAGTGCGAACGTGACCGTGACCGCTGGCACGAGACCATCGTTGCTGATGCTCAAGGAAAGCTGGCCAGGGAGCGGCTTCCCGTTGGCGTCACACAAGATCAGGCTCGTGCCTGTGTTCTTCAGTAGAAGCGGAGCATCCATCAGTACACCCTCAGAATGTGGGCCAGATTCCCCCGCGCACGACACACAAGGCCGAGCAAGATCGCTAGAACCAAGGTCAGCCAGGGAGAGACGGGATTCAGCCTGTAGCCGTGGAGCGCATCGAGCATCACGCTCAGGGCGAAACACCCACTACCAACGCACAGCAGGTATGCGAGCCAAGACACTCCCCGGCGATACCTCGCGCCTTGCCGGCGGTATGTCGCCAGCCTCATGCAGATGGCGCCGCAGATCATCGCAGCCACCAGAGTCCAAGGGTCAACCATTACGACCTCCAAAGCGGTCCGCAATGAAGCGGAGCCAACCAGGCGTCTTCCCCCCCTGCACCCACTCCAGCAAGCTGGTGCCCACTGCGACGCAGAACAATGCCCCACCAAAGGCGACCAGGCCCGATGTTCTTGCCCACTCCCGCCCAATGACTTCGCCGGCGACGTAGTAGCCAACGATCCAGGACGCAGCGAAGTAACCAAGGCGAGCCCAAGCCGAGATGTCCTTGGCATACACCACGAAGAAGATAGCCCCAGCAAAAGCCCCGATCACTGCATTGGCATCAATGCCAGGGATCAACGCAGACGCACCAATACCGACCAAGCCGGCGACTGCTACCGCACCACTCGGCTCGGCCATATTCACGTACTCCAGATGCAGAAAGCCCAGGTCATTGCCTGGGCCTTGTAGTGTGGTGCCGGCAGCAGGAGTCGAACCCGCAACCCTCTGATTACAAATCAGCAGCGCTCCCTGTTGCGCCATACCGGCTTATTGGCTGACGCGGATGGGATCGAACCATCGACCAATCGGGTAACAGCCGACCGCTCTACCTCTGAGCTACACGTCGTTGAATCGAGTTTGGAGCGGCTCGCGGGACTTGAACCCGCAACATCTGGCTTGGAAGGACAGTGCTCTGCCGGTTGAGCTAGAGCCGCGGAATAGGTACCGGGCGAACCCGGCGTCACGCCCGCAGAGCAAGTAGCCGGGGCTTTCGCCTTGATCACCAGTGGTGACCCTTGCTTTCTTCTGCCGCATGCGTGATTTGGAGTGACCGGTGCTGATCTCCGGCATGACTGGCCCTGCTGTCACCCCTACTTAAGGCGGTGTCGGATAGCATCGTATCCAGTCGGGTATTCCTTGCTGCGCATCAGCCTGCGCATTCACTCCGTGCCGGGCTTCCACCGGCTCCCACTTCACTTTAACGCCTGCGTGTCCAAGGCGATCCCGGCCGCGTAGTCGCAACCCGAAGGATTCTCATGCGGTAAAACCGCAATCTTCCATAAATCCTATATGTTCGAGTTAACACGGTCAACTATTATGTTAGCAATTCGATATCAGGCGGCATCGCGAATAGCTATTCTCTCCCGCATATCAAGAACAGCCTCTACATAACACCTGCCAGCGATTAGCAGCTCTCGAACTTTCAGGCGATTCAGGTTTAACACCTTCCCCACCTGCTGCATTGTCATTTCCGTTGCGTAATACACCCGCACACAATTAGCCATCTCTTCGTCTCTCCGCCCCATCCTTGCGATAATCCCGTCAATTAGCATGGCATCGTCGTCGGATATCGATGCGGACAGGCAGCGCTCCATCGCAACATTGTCTCGCATTATCGCAAGCATTGGCGACCCGCAGCGAGGGACGCCAGTCTCTTGCCAAACCCATTTCCCCCACTGGGTCAGAAGCTCTTCAGCATCTCTGGTCATGCCGTTACCCCTTGATCAGCCCGTACTCTCGAAGGATTGCCCACTGCTGGGCCACGTATTCGGCTAGTGTCATGCGGACCATCCGATGGTCAGATGCCTGAAGATCCAGATGAGGCCTTCGATGAGAGCCCAGCCGCCAACTGCGGAGACAATCGCCACCCCGATGAAGGCGAAAGCGATGGCATCTGCGATGCCTTTGCCGATGTAGCCGCGCTGCTTGTTCTTCATGCGGTCTCTCCCCTGTAGTTTTCAGTAGCGGCCTTCAGTTCGCTCACCCAGGCCCGGAACTTGGCCTTCCCGTTGTGCGTCAATTTCGGGGCAAAGAGCGCGTCGAAGTCGGACATGCCGGCGGCCTTCCTGCGAAGGATGGTGTGTCCGCTTACCTTCACGCGCGGATCTCTAGCCCAGTTGGTTGCTGTATCGCGCCTTCCCTCGAACTCGATTAGTCCGACCTGGCTGCGCGACTCGTACGACTCCGGTCGAAATCCGCGCTTCACGTTGCAGCCACGGCAGAGAATTCGGAGGTTTCCCTCGGCATTGTTCTGGCGATCATCGTCCTTGTGATCGACATGGCAGGTTGCCCAGGTCTCAGCCTTCCCGCACAGCTCGCACGGCCGGCAGTCAGACCCTACGATCGCCCACATCACTTGTCGATGCTCGAAGACATACCCTCCCTTGTCAGCGAGGGCATGGCCTGGTTCGAATATCCGCACGTAGCCATTTGGCGTAATGATTCGCTGCTGGCGGCTGCTCAGCTTCTTGGCTACCGAGCCATTTCTCCGCATCCGGAAGTAGTGCATCTGGCAGAGCTGGGCTGTCTTGTATTGGGCATCACGCCCGCATCCATCTACGCGGCACTGCATTTGCGTCGAGCCTCCAGCCGGCGAATTTTCTTGGAGAAGACAGCCTTCAGGCGCTTCAGGTAGGGGATGTCATGACGGGCAACAGAGTTGTCACTTTCCAGTCGATCAACCTTGGCCTGGCCAATCTTCTCAATCAGGCGCGGCCGGTAGGCCATCAAATTCCCGCTCAGGTGGTTGTTACAGGCACTGCAGGACTTATTCATATTCCAAAGGTTGAAGCGGAGCTGAGGTGCTGCCCCAACACTACGGAAATGCGAGCAATGCCACTGGCCGCCCCACGTGGCGGGCTTGTCGCAACTAACGCAACCGAGATGATCATCACGGAGCCGGACGTAGCGATTGATTACCGCCTGAGCCTCGCGCAGGTGATCCGACCGACTCTTCAACTTCTCCTTCCGAACCCTGACCTCCCGCCGCTCGCGGTCGGCAATGGCCTTCCGTGCCGGCTTGGCGTGTTTGTCCTTGATGGCCAGGGCGCAGGCAGGAGAGCACACGCACTGGCCAAGGCGCTGCGGGATGAACTCTTTGCCGCAGGCTGGGTTCTGGCACTTCCTGGGCTTCGAACTGCGGACGGGAAGCGTCATGCAATGCCCTCCTCTGCTTCCTCGCGCAGTGCGTCAATGGCGTACTGCGGGACGACGTAGCCCAGCCCTTTCAGATACTCCAGTCGGTCCGCACAGGCCTCTTGATCGGCGTCATCAAAGCTGTCTCCGTCGTGCGGAAGACCGATCCGTACACGACCAGCCGCATCAACCATTGCCATTACCTGGTTGTGGCGCGCCAAGAACTGGTCAACGTACTCCGGCTCGAAAGGAACCAGAGCAGGCAGTTCATCCTTGAAAACCACCCTATTGGCAGCAACGTGAGTGACGAATCTACCGGCTACGCTTTCGTATACGTAAACATCGCATTGGAAATCATCGCTGCTCCAACGGCAGTAGCTCATGCCCTCACCTCCTTCGCTTCTCTGTCCCAGTAGGAAGGAAGCCCGCGAGTAAGGATTTCGTCGGTCAAGATGCGGTCATGGGCGATCAGTGCGACGGCCTTCGCGGCCAGCTTCTTGCTCATGATGAAGGCGTACCGATTCAACCTTCTCCAGTTCCACTCATGGCGATCCAAGACCCACAGAGCAACGCCGATACGCGGGTTCATGCGATCTCTCCCTTCGCCTTCTGCTGCTCGGGCTGGAAGTCGCCGCGTAGGGGCATGAGATACCGTTCAGGTATGTAGAGCCGGTCTCCTTCATGGAGCACCCACCAAGCTGGCCGATTCACCTGAAAGGTCTGGCCGTCGTCGACAAATAGATCACCGGGGGCAAGTCGAGACATCAACTCGACTACCACTCCCGCACTGATGCAGTTGGGGATGTCTTGCAGATTAAGAGCGAGATCGCCAGGCTTGAACTTGCTCATGCGGCCTCCTGCATCATCAGAGGCCACCCTTGCTCGGCGGCCCACGCTTCGATCTTGGTCATGTAGATTCCAAACTCGTCGACGGTCAGCTTCGTGGTGCTGATGCCGCGCAACTCGGTCGAGCCGTCCGGCAACTTCACGTCCTCGCAGCCGATGAACCAGCGCTTGAACTGCTCATGCCAGACCTGATCGTCGAATTGGCGGTTGTCGATCCATGCCACGGCAGCCAGTTCACGCAGAAGGGACCAGTACCGCTTGTTCTGTTCGATCGAGCGCTTCGACTTGAGAGGGCGTAGAACCAGCTCGTAGCCGCCCTGTGCTTCTTTCATCAGTCCTTGGATGAGGTTCCAGGCCGCAACGAAAGCCGGACGAATACCTGCGGCACCTTGAATGCGGAATGTGCGGTCAGCCACAGCACACCTCCATCCGCTCAATCATCACGTCATTGCGCGCAGTGCAGACCGCCTCAGTCACCGGATCGCAGTCGTACACACCGATCAGTTCTCCGTTTACGATCTCGCCGTCGCGGCATTGCTGCTCTGCTTCGCGCCAGGTACTAGCTTCGACCTGGCGACCGTAGGTGCGCAGGCCCTCCATGCGCAGGAGTTCGAAGGTCTTCATGCTTCTACCCTCCCCTGCGGCCAAATGCTCTTCACGACATCAACCGGGTCGCAGTCTTCCATCAAGATCATCGTGAACGCCGGGCGACCCGGCAGAACTACCTTCCAGCAGCGCTTCATGCGGCCTCCTGATCGGCTTGTTGTTGGGTGATTCCGGAAAATTCAATCCACTGGCGAGGCTTGTGCCCTTCGCGCTCCATGTACTGAGCTGACGCTGGGTCAAACCAGAGCGGAATGGTTTCCTCGATGCCGGTGAGGCGCTGCTTTGTGATGACCATCTTCACGTCGGAGTGAGATGCGTAGTACGCGCGGTCCTCTTCGCTTCCGTCCTTCATCGCGACCTCTTTCTTCTTGTTGCGCCAAACGGTGATCACGTTGTCGGCCAGGTCGGTGAGGATTGCGCCACCTCGAACGTCGAGTTTCCCCGGCAACTTGGTCTCGTCGTCAGCCTTGCGCGGGTGGGCAACCAGATGGACGTGGACGCCCATTTCATGGGCAAAGCCAACGATGGCTTCCATGGCCTGCTTCTGACCGTTGTAGTCGTCCTCGGCCATGCCAAGCTTCGCCAAGCTGTCGACTACGAATTGCTTCACTCCGTACCGCCGCGCGGCGTAGCGGAAGGTGTCGATCATCTCGGCGGTATTGGCCGAACCCATCTGGTTGTAGATCCACAACCTACCACCCAGAAAATCCAGGATCGCGTGGATGTATCCGCGGGATGGCAGGTTCAGTCCTGCCGCCTGGCGAACCATACGTTGCAAGGTGCGCTTGGCCGGCATCTCCATTGAGGCGATGCAGAACTTCTCCCCCTGCCTCATTCCGTGGAAGGCCAGGTAGTTCAGAAGCTGGGATTTCCCGTGACCGCTCCAGCCGGTCCAGATAGTGACCTCACTGTCGCGGAACCGAATGGTGTCGTGAGACTTCTCCCACGGGGTCGCCATCCCCATTACTACCGGGTTGCGCTCAAAGAACTCGGCACAAACGTCATCGGCGAAGGTTTCGGCTCCTACCAGTTTCTCCGGATCAAGGGTCTTGGCCTTGGCGTAGCAGTCGTCAATGTCGTCTCGTGTGTAGAACAGGGCATCCAGGGCTTCGTTGAAGTCCTTGCATCCCAGGTCCAGGATGCGGCAGCGCTCACGCCCCAGGCGCTTGATCAGTTCCTCGGTCGCCTGCTTGCCTGCCTCGTCGTTGTCCATGGCGAGGTAAATCACGTCGAACCGTGAGAGTCGCGAGTATTCGTGTTCGATCCACGCCTGCTTCTCGCCCTTGCCGCCGCCGAAGGGAACCGACAGCGCCGGCCGGCCGTACTGCCAGGCGGTCATGGCGTCGATCTCGCCCTCGGTGATCGTCACTTCGCGGGCACCGTCCGGAATCGCCTGCCAGCCGAACAGGCATGGTTCGGAGTCCTTGGAGGCGAAGATTTTCTTCTTGCCGTTCTCGCGGTCGATGCACAGTGTTTTCCAGTGGATCAGGGTGCCGTCGCGCAGGAACGGGAACACGATGTCCCGGCCCTTCTCGCCGATCTTGAACGCCGCGATGGTTTCGGGCTTCAGGCCACGACCTGCCAGGTAAGCCATGACCGGCGACTCATCGACGGGGGCCTTGCACTTCGGGCGATCAGGGCGGACGTAGGCCTTCCTCGACGGCGCTTCGAGCTTTGGCTCGGTGATCCCAAGGTAGGACTTCGCCTCGGTCAGTGCAGTGCCCATGTCGCAACCACGGACAGCGCGCCACAGGTCCAGCAAGTCGCCGGTTTCACCGGTCGAGAAGTCGCACCAGACACCTGCTTTCTCGCCCTTGAGGTGAACCCCCAGGCTCTGGCCCTTCTCGCCGTTCACGCTGCCTACGCGCCACTCCGAGCCCTCACGCTTGCCACCGGGCAGCAGGTGGTGCGCCACGTCGATTACGCGATCGGCGAGGCGTTGGGCGATCTGCGAGGGAGTCATGCCAGCCCCCTGGAGCGCAGGTAGTCCCAGCGATACCCAGAGGCGCGGTCGTGCGTTTCGTCGCTCAGGATGCGACGTTTCTCGACTGGGAGATCGATATCGGCTTCGTGCCAGAAGTAACCCGGCAGCAACTTGCCGTCCGGGCCGAGCCCTTTGCGGATCGGCTTAACATTCGAGGTCAGCAAGCCGGCATTGGAAAGCCATTGCAGCGAAAGACCCTGCCAGCCACGCTCAACTGCCAACCCGAGAGCGTCACTCGGAGTGCAGCCCTTCTCGGAAGCTTCGGAAAGAACTTTCGCGATCCGCCGCCATGAGGTTTCGGTCAGCGGAGCCTTCTTCGCCCTTCGGACGCGGAGAAAATCCCGGACAAGCTGTTCCGGCAGGTCGGGAAACTCGGATTTGATTTCATCCAGCCCGATCAACCCGGAATCTTTTTTCGGCGCGGATGCGCGCAGCTCTACTGGTTCAATGATAGGTTCTAATGACTGGTTAGAGTCGCATACAGCTACTACCCCTCCCTGCACAGTGCTACTACCCTGGTCGCATACAGCTACTACCCCCTGCACTGTGCTACTACCCCCTGCACGAATAAGACGGTAGATATTGGGGAGGTTGATACCATCAACATTGCGGCGAACGATCTTCACCAGAGAGGCATCTTCCAGGGCCTTTATTGCCCTGATAACCGTGTCGCGACTCATGCCGGTATCATCGGCCAAGGTATTGATGCTCGGGTGGCAATCCCACTGCTCATTGCCGGCATAGTTCGCGAGCATGATCAACACGAACTTCTCTCGTGTTGGGAGCTTCTGCTCAGTAGCCCACGCCATAGCTTGGAAGCTCATTATTCGTCCTCCAGCGGATTGCGCATGTCTTCGCGCATCGAGGCGGCGAGGATGCAGAGATCGCTTGTGAATTGGTGGAGTTGGTCCAGGGTGATGGTCACGACTTCCGTGCCCTGGCAGATGGCGATGGCGTTCTTCGCCGGGCGAAGTTCCACGGCGTTGTAAGTCAGAGTTCTAGGCTGCATACTTCACCTGTCACGACTTGATGTACCACGCGTTTCTCGGCTGCCACCGAGCCACGCACCGACAAGGCCCTGTAGCGCTCGCTCAGGGCCTTGTTCATTTCCTTCCGAACGCCAACGCTCCGTTCCACCAGCTCTTCAGCAGCGACTGCCATGGCGGCATAGTCTTCAGCGGTGAGGCGTTGGCGGACCATTTCAGTCCCACCCCAGCGGGCCCGGCCGCTTCTTCTCGGCCTGAAGGCCAAGCTCGGCCAGTGTCTTGAGCGCCTGGATGTACTCGGATGGATGGCACTGAGCCGACATCGGGACGACCTGTAGCTCCAGCAGCGCAAGCACCTTGCACCACCGCTCTATCTCGCCCTCTTTCCAGCGGCTCACAGTCGATTCGCTCACGCCGATTGCGTCAGCGACGGTCTTCTGGCCCACCGACAAAAGTCGGTTGAGGATCAGGGATTCGAACTCCCGTGCCCTTGCATCACGCTCGGCGTTTAATTGGCTGGCTGTCATGGTCAAGACGCCATCCGCTGAGGCTCGTCTTCTTCACGGGCCTGAAGCGCGCCAGAGGATGCCTTCTCCAGGACGCACTGATGCTGATAGGAAAACCCACCTTCCGATTTGCACTGAGAAATTCGCCCAGGGCTTACGCCTAGGGCCTTTGCAATCGCTCGCCCTGTTCCGAAGTGGGTGAGCGCCTGTTCGTAATTCATACGGCTGCCTCCATGGTTTTGCTGGAGTTTAGAAAAATAAACAGCCGTGTGCAAGTTATCTAAACCAACAAGGATTTAGAATCCTAAACATGGACTTTTCAGACAGACTCAATCAGCGCATGGATGCCTTAGGCATCAGCGCCTCGGACATCTCCAGAGAGATCAAGGTCTCCAAGGGGACCCTCTCCCACTGGACCAATGGCACCAACAAGGCCAGAGGGAAGAACCTGATTGCCTTGGCCAAGGTGCTTCAATGCAGCGCCTCATGGCTGGAAACTGGGAAGGGAGAAAAGGATCTGCCCTCACATGAAGGGTCTCCTTCAGAGGCCGACTACGCGCTTATTCCCCAGCTCACTGCTAAGGGTTCGTCAGGAAATGGCTACCTAAACGATCATGTTGAGGTCAAGGGCGGGTTGGCATTTAAGCGCGACTGGCTTCGACGGATGGGGCTAAGGGCTGAAAATCTTCGCGCAGCCTACAACCAGGGAGATAGCAACTGGCCAACCCTCTCCGACGGAGAGGTCGTCCTGATAGATGTTTCCTGCAAGGAGCCGACGAATGGGAAAATGTTCGCCCTGTATGATGCCGACCAAGAGGTGATCTTCAAGCGCCTTATCCGTGAGATATCGGGAGGATGGCTAATTCGGTCGGATAACCAGGACAAAAATCGATACCCAGACCAGCCTGTCACTGATGATGGTATGCGCGGCGTAGACATTATCGGTCGTATCGTTTGGCGTGGCGGCGCGATGTAGTCAGGTGCCGACCGGCACTCGGGCTTTTTGATAATCAAGGAGGTTTCATGCGTTTAATCGCCATAGCAGCAATAATTATCATGCTGTCAGGTTGTGCCGTATCTCAACAAACGCCGGTCCCGAGAATTCCATTCCCTGCTGCTGAATTTGCCGCTCTTCCGACAAAAGGGACTGGCACATTGACTGGCCAGGTCTTTATGAAGACCGTTGGTGGAGATGTGAAATTCGGTGCAGGGAGCACAGTTTACCTAGTCCCCGTTACGTCCTATTCGAAACAGTGGTACGAAGTGAACTATATAGGAGGACAAGCGCTTGAGGCGCCAGATCCTCGATCAGGACAGGGGTCCATCACTACGGTGGCGGATGGGAACGGAAACTTCACATTCACGGACATCCCGCCAGGCGACTACTTCCTCAGTTCAACCGTCACTTGGCAAGCGCCATCGAAGTACGGACTCCTCCCCCAAGGAGGCGTAGTGGCCAAGGTCGTGAGCATCGCTGATGGTGTGAAGCTTCGCGAGATGCTCACACGGTAACACCCCTAACCAGAGGGACAGAGCCCGCCTAGCGCGGGCTTTTTTTGTGCCCGCCCAACCCAAAAGTTTAGATTTCTAAAAAAATCCCTTGACCTTAATCGTTTAGTTTTCTAAATTTCACCTCAACGCCGCAGAACACCGCGGCAACAAGCCGGAGGCTCGCCGGATACCACGGACCGAGGGAAGTCGGTTCCAGGCCCCGAAGAGGGATCGACCTGCTCCATACCGGAGAGTTCTCCACCCCATCACCAGAGGAGGAACCAGCCCATGAAGCACTAAGCCCAGCCGATGTTCGGATCGGCAACCCACGCATACCTGCCCTACTCACCAGGCCGCCGGGCTGTAGTCAAGCGTGGAGTGAAACACCGTCCCCGACGACCAGCGCTGTATGCCGATTGAAGGCGCTGCGAGGGAAGCCCAAGGCCAAACACATCGAGTCCGAGCTGCTATCGGCAGTGGTGAGGACAGCACCACCCGCGAGTTGTAGAAGCCCAGTTAGGCGAACGCGGTGATTTGAGCGCTGCTAAATGCAGCGCTTTCCAGGGCCTCCTTCGATAGGCGGTCGCGGAAAGCGGAGACTGAAATGAGTGAAACGCTAACCCAGGAGAGGCTCAAGGAGCTTCTTCGCTATGACACGGAAACCGGCGAATTCACGTGGCTGGCAAGGAAAGGATCACGAGCACTTGTCGGCTCGAAGGCGGGAAGCAATGACGGCCAGGGGTATATCCGAATCGCCATTGACGGCCGCCGATATAGGGCTCATCGCTTGGCTTGGCTGTATTGCTACGGCAAATGGCCTGCGGCGCAGGTTGATCACCTGAATCATCGGCGAGATGACAAAGGCTTTCAAATCTTCGCGAGGCGTCCCACTCCGAGAACCAACGGAATGCAAGTCTTTGCAGGAGAAACACCTCTGGAGAGCTTGGGATTAGCCTCGAAGCCAGTCGCCAGAAATGGCGCGTTCTGATCTCGATTGATGAGACAGGAAAGCGAAAACACATCGGCTATTTCTGCTCTTTCGAAGAGGCCCGATCTGCGCGAGATAAAGCCTATAAACGGCATGGATATCACCCGAACCACGGTGCGAAGCCAACTGTCGCGTAAACACCGATTTCCCAGATGCCCTTCGCAAGAGGGGCATCGAAGAAGTCAACAAACACCAGCCTTATGGCTGTATCGGAGAGTGGTCTAGGTAGCTCAGAGCGGTAGAGCAGCGAGCGCCAGCGGTCATGAACGCGAACGCTCATCCATGCAGGTCGCGGGTTCGATCCCCGCCCTAGACCACTCCCCCATACAGCCACAACGCACAACCCGACAAGGAAATCAAACATGAGCACTACCATCCCCGATTCGATTCATCCGAGTGACCTTCCTGAAATCGGCCGGCCCCTGGCTGATGGAACCTTCTTTGCCCGCCAATGGCTCAATGGCAAGGAATACGCCTACGTCGATCTCGGCAAAAGCGCCGAGTTCACTGGAGAATGGGGCGAGTATGGCCAGGACGTGGACAGCGCCGTCAGCTATCGAGACGGAGCTTCGAACACGGTCGCCATGGCAGAAGCTGGCAGCCCAATTGCCAAGCAAGCTCTGGAGATCGGAGAAGGCGTATTCATTCCCTCTGCTCTGGAACTGGCTCTTCTATTCTCCGCCAAGCAAGCAGGCGAGTTGTCCGGTTTCGCAGATCGCTGGTACTGGTCGAGTTCGCAGTACTCCGCCAGCTACGCCTTCGGCACGGGCTTCAGCGTCGGCTACACGGGCAACGGCGGCAAGGACGGCGTCTTCCGTGTCCGCCCCGTCCGCAAGATTCTCATCCTTCAGTAATTCTCTCCTTCAATCCATCTCGCCGCAGGCGATTCGCGGGACCGTAACCCACCGACGAGTCAGACCAGAAGCCTGCCGGGAAGCGCCGGCCGCCTGCTCTTTTCTTTAGGAGTCACCATGACCACCATCACCGTTAATGCAGGAAGCACAAGCCTTACCACCGACAACCCGCAGTTTGCCGCAGTGGTTCTTCAGATGATCAGCGAAGAGACCGGGGATGCATCCTTGGCTCAAGTTGATGGAATCCCCGCTATTGGCGCGGAATGGCCCGGCCAGGGCGGTATCTATGCTGGTCTCATGCGCGGTCATGACGGGCACCCTGACTACCACCTGATCGTCGCCTCCGCAGAAAGTGGTGGTGAGCTTCAGTGGGGCGGTTACGGAAGCAAGTCCTCAGCGACCAGTAAGTGGGATGGTCTTGCCAACACCAAGGCTCTCGTCGAGGAAGGCGGCCACCCTGCGGCGGAGTTCGCAGCCAGCGTCACCATCAGTGGCCATAAAGACTTCTATCTCCCGGCCCAGGCTGAACTGATGCTCGCCTGGGCAAACCTCCCTGAGGTCTTCGCAGAAGGATGGCACTGGAGCAGCACGCAGTACTCCGCCGACAGCGCCTTCGTCACGCTCTTCAGCGACGGCCACACGCACGACTACGGCAAGTACCACGACTTCCGTGTCCGCCCCGTCCGCAGATTGCTTCGCTAATTTATTCATTCGAACAAGACTTCTCATAGGAGGCCGGGATGGCCATGCACACCGAGTTGCAGATCCACAAGACCGCCGAAGAGTTGCTCGGCCTTACTCTTGGCTTGGTGCGCAATATCCCTCGCGATCTGAAGCAGGTCATCGGCTCGAAGCTTCGCGATGAAGCGCTTCAAATTCTGGTACTCATCGGTCGAGCCAATATGGCGCGGAACAAGCTGGAGCACCTGAATCAGTTGCTAGAAAGCATCTGGATGGTGAACTACCTGCTCCGCGCTCTGGCCAACCAAAGGCTAATCAGCCTCAAGCAACACGCCTCCGCGATGCAACTCACTGCCTCTATAGGCAAACAGGCAAACGCCTGGAAAGGAAAGTTCGCAACCGCGCCCGTTGGGTGAGGGCTAAGGCCTTCATCCCTGCGCGCTGAATCTGGTCTTGCCGCTGCCATCTCTGGCACCGCCACGCGCATAACGGAAACCACCAGGAACGACTGAACAGGTCCGGCGCAGTCTCTCGGCTGAGAAATCGGCTGGGCGATGTAGATAGCAAGACAGGTCGCAGTACTCCGCCAACAACGCCTTCAACACGAACTTCAACGACGGCAACACGAACAACAACGACAAGAACAACGACTTCCGTGTCCGCCCCGTCCGCAGAATCAGGTGTTGCGATGTTCCCTTTCGAAGATTTGGTAAAGGCCTACTACGACTGTCGCAGGCACAAGAGAAACACTGCCAGCGCGATGAAGTTCGCAGAGCGCCTCGAGGGAAACCTGCTGGACCTCTACGAGGAACTTCAGGATGGAAGTTACACTCCCGGGCGATCAATCTGCTTCGTGGTCACCAGGCCGAAGCACAGAGAAGTGTGGGCGGCGGACTTTCGGGATCGCATCGTCCACCACCTTCTCTACAACCAAGCCGGATCCGTCATCGAAGCGCAATTCATTGCCGACAGCTGCGCTTGCATCCCAGGGCGAGGAACCCTGTACGCCGCCGAGCGCCTGGAAAGCAAGGTTCGGAGCGTGACGCAGAACTGGAGCCGCCCGGCTCACTACCTGAAATGCGATCTGGCGAACTTCTTCGTCACCATCGACAAGCGGGTTCTTTCCGGCCAACTGGCACGCCTTATTGCCGATCCCTGGTGGCGGAACCTGGCGCTCCAGATTCTCTGGCACGATCCGCGTACCGACTTTGAGGTTCGCAGCCCAAGGAGCATCTTCAACAAAGTGCCCCAGCACAAGCGCTTGACCGCGCAAGCTGCCCACCTGGGGCTGCCGATAGGCAATCTGAGCAGCCAGTTCTTCGCGAACATCTACCTGAACGACCTGGACCAGTTCGCAAAGCACAGGCTGCGCGCCAAACACTACATCCGCTATGTGGATGATTTTCTCTTCCTGCACGAGTCACCGAAGCAGCTGAATGCATGGCTGGCCGAGGTTGAAGCATTCCTTCCTAGGCTTGGCGCCAAGCTGAACCCAGCGAAGACGATCCTTCAGCCAGTTGATCGCGGTGTCGACTTCGTCGGGCACGTGATCAAGCCATGGAGACGGACTACCCGTAAGCGAACTGTCGCAGAAGCCAGTCGCCGAATCGCCGCGGCGCCTGATGAAGAACTTCGAACGCTCGCCAATAGTTATCTCGGCCTATTCAGACAAGCCAGCCACTCCCACAAAGACCGCGTAGGTATCGCCAATACCCTGCTGCGCAGGGGCTTCTCGGTGGATCGAGCGCTGACAAAAACATTCCCCCCAAGGAGAAGAATCCATGCCAACCCTTTTTGAGTTCGCTGCAATGTGGGGAATTCTGCTTCTGACGATGTTTTTGCCGATCCGTTTGAAGCGTCGCCCTATTCAACTGCAAGACGCCTGACAGGCAGGAGAACAGAATGAGAAAGCATACGCCGGGGCCGTGGGAATTCTCGGCTGGAGCCGACTACGGCGACGAAGGCAACTACGCGGATGTAACTGCGCTCAATGGCGACGTGATCATTGCGCGAGTCAACAACCTTATCCCGGCCAGCGCTGCAAATGGCGAACTACTAGCAGCGGCACCTAATCTTCTGGATGCTCTAGTAGCTCTGGTTGAGTGCGAGCAAACCACACCAGAGCTTTGGGAAGCAGCAAGAGCCGCAATCGCCAAGGCCACCGCCTAACCGCGCCCTGGCGCATACACACACTGGAGGCGAGATGTCATACGGACAGCCGCTGGAGTACGTTTGCCAGCAATACGGAGTGCCAGCGCACATTGGCCGCATGGTGATCGCCTGCGGTCAGCCCGGGATCATTCTTGAGGATCGCGGCAATTACATCGGCGTTGCGCTGGACTCCGACCCAACCAAGGCAGTAAACAACTACCACCCAACTCATGATGTTGAGTACCTGGGGATGGCTCGCCAGATGCCGCTCAAAGAATGGGAGGTTCTGACTGGTGACTTCGACTGGTTTCAGGTCGATTACCTGATCGGAGACGCACGCCACTACGTACACAGGGTTTACGCCGAAACCCGGAGCAAGGCCAAGTACAAGGCATTCAAGGATCTTGAAGAGGTCTTTGACAGCGCTGAGGCAATGCTCTGCTTCAAGGTTCGCAGAGCCCGCTGACTTCCCTGGCAAGGACGCCACCCTTCAATGGGGATGAGTAAGCGGGCCTGCCAAGGCGGGCGTACGAATAGCGGCGAGCTGTTGTCCTCCACCCAATGGTGACGCCACTGTCGACGTTTTACGACCGCTTGCCTGGCTGGCATCCAGGCCATCCCCACCCTACCCCTAATTAGCCCGGCAAGTCCGGGCATTTTTTCGCCTGTATGCGCATGCGCCCTGAACGAATCGTCTTCGGGAGCGGGGCTTATGACGAGGCCTACGACTCTTAGGGCGCAGCCGCATGCACGCGAACGCGAGGTGAGACATGAAACTGGCAGGAAATGAAATCAAAAAGCTCGAATTAATTCGTCGCGTTGTTACTGGGCTGCGACCTACAGAGAGCGGCTTTTCAGATCCGAGGTGGAGACTCGTAATGGAAACCTTCCACCTCGGGTTCGCTGAGTCTTACGCGCTCTGTCTAGAGTTTTCTCTAGACCCGGAAGAAATGCTCAGGAGCGATACACCATGACCGCCATCCGCAAGTTGCAAGAAGCGTATGACGCGAGACTGCCTGACGATGACGATAACGGCGACCGCGAGTATGTCACTGAGCAAGTCGGCAGGCTATTGAACTGCGAGGACGGTGATTGCGTGCCGTTCCATGATCGGAAAGAAAGGCCCTTTATCGGCCCTGAGTTTACGGCCTACGGATTCGCCGGATTCGTCCCGGAGTGGCTGGCAGAGGTCGACGGCAAAGAGTGCCCGATGACTCAGCTACTCCTAGCCGTCCGCCGAGGCGACCTGGAACTGGCGCAACGCATCTGGTTCCGCGCATTCGAATCCACTCTTATCGAGAACGCTGAACGACTGGTTAGGGAGAGACGCACATGACCATCACCATCGACCTGACCAAGGCCGCAAAGACAACGTTCTTCGCGGCCTTTTTCTTGGGCAGCATCCTGGCCTTCGCCGTGGCGTTTATTGAGGTTGCCGGGCTATGAAGCGCGCACCAGTCGATTTACTCCGCAGGGCCATAGAGGCCGCCCAGGTTCTCAAAAATACGGGCGTTCTGTTCGTGCCAATGCCTGTCCTTAGCCAAGAGGACCATGAGCAGCTAACCAGTGAAATGCTGGCTCGGCTGACAAAGCTTGAGGAGGACGAGGAATGAACACTCGCCGCACAGCAATCTGGCTAGGCAGCCTCTTCGGCGGCCTGCTGTACCTCTTCATCCTGGCAGCCGGCCCGATCTGGGGCGGGATCATCACCGCAGAATCTACGCACCTGTCCGCAGCAGGCCGGTAATCCGGATAACTGCGGCTTCCCCAGCGGGCGGTGGGCGGCATGAAGAAAACACCCGCAGCAGCGGCTTCTAGCGCAACGCTATTCATCCCGCGGGGGTGACGCTGCCGAGTGGCGCACGTAACGCGCCTTCCATTCCACAGGAGAATTCCATGAAAGACCCTCTCGCCGGGAAGTACCGGAATATCTATATGCGCGAATTTCAGCAGGCTGGAAAGGTCATGAAAGGCCGAGGCGGCTGCCTGGAATGGAGCCAGCACGACTACCAAGCCTTCACTTACTTCGAGCCCGGCGTCTCGCTCGTCTTCTATCCGCACAAGACAACGGCAGGAAATCACCACCTGCGTGTTCGCGATCAAGGCAGCAAGAACAAGCAACTGGCAGCCGAGTTGATGGCTGCTCTCGCAGGCACCAGCCACAGTTGCACATTCAGCAGCAAGGGCTAAGCGCCTTTTCCCTTCTACCTGGAGAACGATATGCACAAAGTTGCAGTTTTGTTCGCGCGCCAGGACAGTAACTACAAGTCAATGCCGGTTTGCGATGTATACGACATTGACCGTGACGCGCGAACCTTCCCAGGCGGATTACCCGTTGTTGCACATCCGCCTTGTAGGACATGGGGCCGCCTTCGCCAGTTCGCGAAGGGACGACCAGACGAGAAAACTCTAGGCCCTTGGGCAGTGGAACAAGTCAGGTCATGGGGGGGCGTGCTCGAGCACCCAGCAGAAAGCACACTCTTCAACCATTGCCGGTTGCCTCACCCAGGCGAATTCCCTGATGAATTCGGTGGATGGACCCTGGCTATTGAGCAGTTCCACTGGGGCCACCGCGCCGAGAAGGCAACATGGCTGTACATCGTAGGTTGTGCTCCTTCTGAAATCCCGCAGATACCGAGACGACCAGGCCGACCAACACACTGTGTTCGACCTACCAAGAGCTATCCACGGCTCCCATCCATAACCAAGGCAGAGCGCGAGCACACACCGCCAGAGCTAGCAATCTGGCTGGTTGAGCTGGCACGCAGAACGGTCAAGCACAAGCTGACCGCCTAACCCTCCCTTCACTGGCTGCGCATGCGCGGCGAGGATCACTCATGCATACCCAAAACATGCGGCTATGGGATCAGGTTCAAGCAACTGACCCATCGGCCACCAAGAGCGCAAAAGTCGATGGTCAGCAGATCACGTCGATCAGTGGCCAGCACATGATCATGAAGGCTACCCAGATGTTTGGCCCTGTTGGGATCGGGTGGGGCTGGACGGTCATCGAGGAGCGCTTTGACCAGGGCGGACCGATCTTCCGTGAAATCACCGACGCTGAAGGCAAGAAGGTCAGCGAACTAATTGGTCACGAAGTCGGGCACACCGTGCGCATCAAACTGTGGTTCGAATTGGACGGCAAGCGCGGAGAGGTAGAGCAATACGGTTGCACGCCGTTCTCTTACCGGTCCAAGTGGGGAATCACCACCGACACCGAGGCGCCGAAAAAATCACTAACGGACGCCGTGAAGAAATCTCTCGCGATGCTCGGGTTCAGCGCGGACATTTTCCTTGGCTTGTTCGACGACCGCGACTATGTGGAAGCACGTCGTGAAGAGGAGCAGATCGCCAAGGCCGAGGACCAGCAGGCCGCAGAAGAGCAGGCAAAGGAAGAGCGCCTCGCCTACATCAAATCGATTATCGAGACGATGCAAGGCGCCCAGTCCCAGTACGAACTGAAGAAGATCCACGACGTTGCCGTGCGCAAGCTCACTGCGCGCAAAGACGATAGTGGCGTCAAGCGCATTGCTCGCGAATTCTCCGAGCAGAACAAGCGATTCACCGAGGAGAAGGCGGCATGACTCAACTCTACAAGCTCACCGAGCAGTTTCTTGAACTTGCAGCCCTGGCAGAAACGGCTGATGAAGGCATGGCGGTGGCTGTCCGGGACACCATGCAAGCAATCGGGGGAGAGTTCGAAGAAAAAGGAAAGGCCCTGGCAACGGTCGTCCTGAACATGGATACCGACGTCGAAGCGCTCGACCGTGAAATAGAGCGACTGAACGACCGGAAGAGGGCAATCAAGGCTCGCCAGGACTCGATGAAGGAATACCTGCGGGAAAACATGGAAGCAGCCGGCATCAAAAAGATCAGCTGCCCCCTCTTTTCCATCACCTGCGTGGAAGGTCGTGAGATCGCTGTTATTGATGACGAGAAGCTAATCCCCGATGACTTCACCGAGGTAAAAACAGAGATCAAGCCGAAGAAGGTCGATATCGCCAGGGCTCTCAAGGAAGGAAAGAAAGTTCCTGGAGCCCATCTGGAGCGGGCGAAATCCTCTATCAGGATCAAGTGAGGCCGATATGCGAACCGTACTCAAAGCAACATGCGGCAAACATTCCAAGGAAATCCCGGTTGAGCAGATCACCCACTTCGTCGCAGAGGATAAGTACGTCATCGCGTACTACGCGGATGGGTTCCTGCTGCTGCGCGACACGATCAGGGAACTGGAATCAGAGTTCGCCGACGAGTTCATCCGCACCCACCGGAAAGCCCTGGTTCGCCGGTCTCTGATCAGCATGTTCAAGCGCCGGCCCGACAATACCCAGGCCGGCGAAGTGCTGCTGCTCGGAACCGAGAACTGGATTCCCGTCAGCCGCAGTCACTCGGCACAGATCAAGTCGGCGATGGGTGCATGAGGGCCGTGTCATGTACATCAAGAAAGACGTCATCGAGGTCATCAAGTACGCGGCGATGATGGCGGCCTGCTCTCGCCAGTCCTGGGGAATCTACCCCATGAACCAAGGCTACAAGGCTATGCCCTTCCGTGGCGACTATCACCGCGTCGTCGAAGTCTGCCACCCCTGAACCAGCAGGAATAACCCCATGCACCAGCTAACAGCGAATCACCGCCCTGGCGGTGTGACGGTCACCGGCTGGCCTGAAGAAAGCCAGCTCATGACCCCAGACGACATTCTGCTATTCGCGAGAGCGGTGAGGCAGATAGCGATCAACCAAGCCCAGGGCGCCGAGGGTGTTCTGGTCTACCCGGAGGTGGGTGATGGAAGTCAAGGCGAAGACCAAGCGTGACTCCGGCCTGCGCACGGCGGTGCTCCTTCTGAAGCGAGCAAACCGCTACGTCGGGGTCCACAACAGCATTGGCGCCATGGACCTCAGCACAGAGATTGTCGAATTCATCGCTGCTATTGAGCGGCAGGAGAAGGGATTGTGAGCAACGAATTGACCGATGTGCGCTGCCCTTGCGGCGCCGAGTTCCAAGCCGACAGCTACGACGCAGGGTTCATTGCCGGCTCCGGCATGTGCCAGAACTGTGATGCGGCCATGCCTCCAAAGGATATTCCGGCACCGGTAGAGCAGGCAGGCGGGGATGAGCGCGTGGCGTTTGAGGCTGCTTTTGCTGCAATGGGTAGGCCGGTATGTCGTGCTGATTACGACCAGGACGCCTACGGAACCCCATTCGATGACGGCGGATGGACTGGCTGGCAAGCCCGCGCCGCCCTGGCGCAACCCTCCCCGGCGCAGGCCGAGCAGGCAGAGGCGGAGCGGCCGGAAGTTGTGGCGTACCGGACTATCGGGCGGCATGAAAAGCACCAGCATCCCCACTGCGCACTGAACTACTACAAGCAGAATGCGGAAGATCAGGCTGCCCACTGGCGTGAGCGCGGCTGCGAGGTGAGCGAGGACGAACTGATGACCGTCGCCCAGCACGACCGCATCGTCGGGGCACTGCGGGCTGAACTGGAATCGGAGCGCAACCGCGTCAACATCTATGTAAACAACAATGGAATTCGCCAGGATAACGAACGACTACGAGCAGAGTTGCGCGCCGCCCTGGCCAGGGTCGCGGAGATGGAGAGGCAGGAGCCGGTAGCTCTCGCCAATCGGGGCCTTCATGCCTTCTGGGTGAAGTGGACGGAGGCCGCCGCCGGGCTCTACGGCCCAGGCATCAAGCTCTACGCCGCCCCTGTAGCCAGGGCTCAGCACAGCGTGCCGGAGGGGCTAGCCCTGATCCCGGTTCGCGAGACGGAGGCAATGCACGATGCCGTGATGGCGCTGCTGTACAAGGGCGTCGCCCGCACCGATACGCAGAAGCTGCTGGATGCGTACATCGCCGCCGCGCCCGGCAAGGAGGGGGTGTGATGGATACGTTGAAACCCTGCAAATGTGGCTACGACGGATCCCTGGCTGGGATCAGGCATAAAGAGGGATACCTCTCTTTGCACTGCCAGAAGTGCAACCACTCAGTTCAGGCATTCACCGGCGAAGGCCTGGTAGATGCCTGGAACAAGTCGGTCAGCAAGGAGGTAGGTCATGAGTGAGGTGAAGCGGTTCGACCATGTGAACCATGCTCACATTGATGACTGTGAACATGTTGAGTCCAGCGAAGGGGCGTGGGTGACGGCCTCCGACTACGACGCCCTAGCTGCCAAGCTAGCCATGGCTGAGGACGCAGCAGCAAAGGGAGATGCTGCTCGCCAGCAATGCGGCGGAATGGAGATGGAGATCGAGGAACTTCGCGCTGAACTAGCGGAACTGCGCGCAAGAGTGGTGGTTGTGCCGGGGCGAAAGGGTGGGCAATCCACAATTCCAGGCCTGCACAGAAACCGGGGCTGGAACGCCTGCCTCGACGAACTGGCGCGCCTCAACGGCATGACGGTCAGCGAATCAGCGCTCGACACGCTGCGAAAGGCCGCGTCAGGAGAGGTCAAGCACCTGAACAACGGACTGTGCCCTGATGACATTGAGGGGCACGAAGCACGCGATCCGGACTGCCCGGTATGCAGGGCGCTACTTGATACGGAGAGCGACAATGTCTGAACTGAAACCGTGCCCGTGCTGTGGAGGAGAGGCTGGCTTCGTCGAGCTGGAAGACGGCGGAATGGTTGCTGTGTGCGCATCCAAAGGATGCGTCGCGAGCGGTGTTGCACGCTACGCATGTGGAGACGAGCCGAGACCGCTTATTGCAGAAACCTGGAACACCAGAGCCATCCCCGCGGGGCATATGGTGGTCAGCGAGGGGCTGTTGCGACGCTTGCTCGACAGCGATGGTATCGACGGCATATTCGATGCGCAGCAAAACTACGCAGCGCATCAAGAACTCCGCGCCCTGCTGAGCGAGCAGGAGGGAGGGAAGCCATGAAGCTTACGAAGAAGCAGCGCGCTGAGCTTCGGGATAAGTTTGGAGGGCGGTGCGCATATTGCGGTGTCGACCTTCCAGAGCGCTGGCATGCTGATCACTACGAGGCGGTGAAGCGTGGGGTGAGCAGCTATGTCACAGGAAGAGACGCGCTGCACCCAGAGAACCATTGCATGGAAAACATGATGCCTTCTTGTCCGCCGTGCAACATCAGCAAAGGGAGCATGACGCTTGAGGTATGGCGTGAATGGCTGGCTGGGCACGTCAACAGCCTGAACGCATATCATCCGATCTACCGACTGGCCAAGTCCTACGGACTCATCCGCGAGACCGGGGCGCCTGTCGTCTTCTACTTCGAGAAGATCGGGCACCAGCAGGCATAGCCACCCATCGCCAACCGCTGTACGCATATACAGCAATTCGGATAATGGGATACCCACTACCCGGATTGCATATGCGCACGAAACCCTTCCGCCCGCCGCGCCGGCATGAGATCGCCGGCCTCCGCTACTACCGCACTGCCTCGGCCTACAACTGGCTCGGGATCACGATGGCGCACCCGACCCGAGCAATCCAGTTGCTGCTCGAACAGTGTGAGCCAGACGTTCTCTCGCCGATGTTCAACATCGAGATAGACGCGATCCTGAGCCAGGCAGACGAGTATGCGCGGTCTCGCGAAGTGCTGGACCGCGAGGTGCTGCGCGAAATGCTCATGCACCTGATCGCCAAAGCGGCGGGCGACTGATGCCGATGCCGGAATCACGGCATCGACACCGCCACCCTTGGCCCGGCTGAGACCCGCGTTCCTGCTGGGTTTCAGAACAAAAACTGGCCGATTTGGGCCCACGAGCCCGCCACCCCAAACCAAAGCATCCGACCCCGGAGGACCAACCGTGGACAACGACAACGAAACCATATTGGCAGTGATAGTCATCGTTCTCTTCGTCCTGGGAATCTTCCGGGTCGTCGGGGATATGCAGGAACTCTACAGGCAGACCGAGTTGAAAGGACAGGAGTTGAGCAGATGGAGCAAGAGTTGAAGGCGTGCCCGTTCTGCGGGACTGAAGAAACCAAAGAAATTTCTCAGTGCGTAGGGAATGGAACCTATCTCCGAAAAATAAAATGTTGCGGCTGCGGAGCCGAAATGTGTGATAGCGCCGCGCGCACCGCAAAACATAAGTGGAATCGTCGCCAAGCAGTTCCAGTACCTCTCGATCTGTTCTGGCTAATGGCGCACATGAGCCAGGGTGTAAACAAAGAAGACAGGGCGCGGATTGACGCGCTGCTTGCTGAAACGAAAGGGAGTCCTGACCGTGCCTGACATGAGAGAAGAGTTTGAAGCGTGGGCGACTAACCGATGCGTCTCTATCACGAAAGCGCCCGAGGCGATGATGTTCTTCGGTGGACGCCGAGTTCCTGCTGGCTGCTACATCATGGCTGACACAGAGCTTGCATGGGAAGCCTGGAAAGCCAGCCGCGCGGCTCTGAGGGTGGTGTTGCCGGATCGTCGCGATCCGTTGAACTGGACCGGAGACGATGAGAACCCAAGGTCTTCCGGCTTCAACGACTGCCTTGAGCACGTGAAAGAAGCCCTCCAGCAAGCCGGAATCGAGGTGAAGTGAATGGCTGACCATCCTATCGACGACAAAGTGCTTGAGCATCTCCGCAAAATTCAGGGCTCTACTGCATGGGCTATGCGTCACGCCATCGGCGAAGACAGGCCGACCATCAGCAAGGCTTTGAATAGGCTAAAGCGCAAGGGCCTCGTTGAATGCAACGGCACACCCTACTGGGTAGCAACTGGACTTCGAGGCACGCACGCATGACCGACCACGCAGAGCTGCGGAGGCTTGCTGAGGACGTGATCCGAATTGAGCGGAGCGAGGATGAGCCGATCTCCGCTGCTTGGGATTTGTTCGATTCCGCCGCCACCCCCAAGACCGTCCTCGCCCTGCTGGACGAGATAGACAGGCTCAAGGCGGAGAACGACAGGCTGCGTCAAGGCATGAAAGGCGACTACGACATTGACGCATGGCTTGACTGGTCGAAAGAGAAAGAGCGGATCAAGGCGGAGAACGATGCGCTGCGGGGAGCGCTACAGGCCGTGGAAGCCGAAGTCGACGGGAATATACGCCCACTTACCCGCGACCTCGTGAACATGGTCAGCGGCTTGAAAAACGGCAGCCACCCGAATGACATCTACGAACACTGCGACGAGATCGAAAGGATCATCGGAGCAGCCCTGGAAGGAGACAAGCCATGACCGACACCAACAAGCTGAAGGAGCTGGCGGAGAAACTGGCTCCGGCCTATCAGCAGCCCTGGGAGAGCCACAGGCACAGCGCTTCAGCCGTGACGGTTGGAGCTGTGGGCGAAGACGGCGAATACAGCGACTTCATCGACGTACGCATCAGCGATTACTCGGCGTTCGACGAGCATGATGATGAGCTTGGTCAATGGATCGCCGCCGCCAACCCACAAGCCATCCTCGGTCTGATTGACGAAGTGGAGCGGCTGGAGGAAGAGCTTAGTCAATGCGCAAGCGCCCCCCCCGGCACCTACTACATGGACCCTCCAGACGGCGGCAATGTCAGCATTCCCGAGCAGATTAGGCGCATGGCGAAGGATGCTGCTCGGTATCGGTGGCTGCGGGAGCGCGACCTGGAAACGATCAGCCGCGGCGGGGTATTCGCAGGGATGACCCCGGAAAACATAGTCCTGAATCTGGAGGACCTGGACGCTGAAATCGACGCAGCCATAGAAGGAGCAACGCAATGAACGACCGCGAACTACTGGAACTGGCGGCGAGGGCGGCGGGGATCAAGGCACGCTGGTTCCGAGTAAACCAATGGCGACAAGTCGGTGGTAACAGGATGCAAACAGGGCAGGAAGATGTTTTTGGAACCCATCATCGCAAGCCTTGGAACCCGCTTACCGACGACGGCGACGCGCTGAGGCTGGCAGTTCTGCTTAATCTGGAGATCCATAGCCCAAAGAGCAATCCGACAGTCATGTTTAGAACTGCTGAAAACGATGTCTTCTATCAGGACACGTGCATTCGACTAGCCATCGTCCGCGCCGCAGCCGAGATCGGAAAGTCTATGGGAGGTGGGAATGAATAAAGATGACGGTGGACAAGCGTTTCCGTCAGAATCGATGTACACGTCCGAAGCTGGAATGACCCTGCGCGATTACTTCGCGGCAAAGGCCATGCAGGCTTTTCTTCATCCGACGTATGTGGAGACTAACGCGACAAAGCCTCACAGCCGACCTCTCTTTGACGTAACAGAGGCCGCCTATCGATACGCCGATGCCATGCTAAAGGCCAGGAAGGAAGGAGGTGGGGAGTGAGCGACGCACCCATTGAACCCCATGAATACCTCTACGGCGTGAAGGTCGTCCAGATCGAGGACTTGAGGGTGGCGCGTGGACTTACCCGCCGCCCCGTTTCGGCCTGCCGTCACCGGAAGATGGTCTACGACGACAAGGAGCGCCGCATCTGGTGCAGCGATTGTGAAACGGAGGTCGAGCCGTTCGATGCCTTCATGCACCTGGTGCAGGTATTCGACGGCGGCTTGAAGGACTTGAACAGGCGCCGCCGAGAGTTGCATGAGGCAGAGCAGTTTGCAATCCGCAGCCGTGCGGCCAAGGTGATCGACGAAGCGTGGCGCAGCACGAAGATGGCTCCGCTTTGCCCACACTGCAATGAGGCGCTTCTCCCGGAAGACGTTGTAAAGGGAGTTGCCACGGCGTCCAAGCAACTGATCATCGCTCGCCGCAACAAGCAGAAACGACCGAAGTAACCCAGCCGGGCCCACTAGGGCCTCTTCCTGACGCCCGCCCGGCTGGGCTCCAAATCCTACCATCATGCCCTCCCCGGCAATAGCTGGGGTGGAGAGGTATTGCCTATGGAACCTGAAATCATCCATGTGCCAGAGCTTGCCAGGCTGCTCGGGCGAACTGAATCATCAATCCGCAGCGCAATCCAGGCGCAGCCTGACTGGCTGCCGCCGTACTTCAAGCAGGGGATCAGGGTGTGCTGGAGACTGGAAACGGTGCGCAAGTTCCTGCGTGAGTACGAGGCGGGAGAGCACAAGGCTCCGAAGGTGGGCAGGCCACGGAAAGAACCGCCGCGCCTGCTGAAGAGGGCCTAGCCGAGCTTGTCGGCCAAGGCGTGGGGAGAAAGATGCGTGTAGCGTTTGAGCATGGCCAGTGTCTTGTGCCCGGTGATCGCGGCGACCTCCATCATGGAAAAGCCGCGTTCGAACAGCCGAGATGTGGCCTCATGGCGCAGGTCGTGGAAGGTAAGGCCGCTGACGCCGGCGGCCTCGCAAGCCTTGGGGAAGTAGTTGCTGACTGTGTTTGGCGCAAGGCTGAACACCTTGCCGTCGATTCGCGCAGGCAGGGACTTCAGCAACTCGCGAGCCCTGCTCGAGAGCGGCACCAT